TGCAGGTCGGCGCCCTTCGCATCCTTGTCTCCCTTCTTCGGTTCGGATTGCTCCAGGTAGTATTCGTCCCGGTAGATGAACGTGACCGAGTCGGCATCCTGCTCCAGGTTCCCGGACTCCTTCAAGTCGGAGAGGAGCGGGCGCTTGTTCGGGCGCGATTCGACGCCGCGAGATAGCTGGTTGAGGGCGATCACTGCAATGTCGAGCGTGTGCGCCATCGTGTTCACGAACGTCGAGATGAAGTTGATCCGCTTGCGGTCGTCCTCGATCATCCGGCCGTCGATGTCAGCCGAGTAGAGAGCGAGCGAATCGATGACCGCGAACTTCAGCGTCTTGCCCATCGCGGCATAGTACGCTTTGCGCCGCGCGACCTCGCTCCACACCCGGCGAATGTTGGCGCCGCGCAGGTCCACGAAGTCGATCGGGATCAGCTTGGCCTTCTCCATCATGTTGCGCACGACCGCGCGCTCACCCGGCGTCAGTTTGCCGGTGCGGAGATCCTCGTGCTTGACCTTGTGCCCGTGGGCGAACGCGAGATCGGTCGTCGCACGCATGGACAACTGCTCATCGGTCATCTCGGCGGAGCAGTAGATCCCCGGGTTGCCGTTCAGCGAGTATCCCATCGCCGCGGACATCGCGAGGGTCGTCTTGCCCATACCAGGACGACCGGCGAGCAGGTGATACCCGGTCTCCAGCGGACCGAGGATCTTGTCGAGATCCGGAACCAGCCGGTTCGACATCCCAATGATCTCGCCTTCGTCCTGGATCCGGGTAATGCGATCGTCGGTCAAGCCGATCATCTCGGACAGCGTCCGCACAGGCTTGACCGTAGCGCGTGTGCTGACCGCCCACCCGGCGGCCTCGACGCGCCCCGTGATCTCCATGATCGGGATGTCGAGATCATTTAGGATCTCATCGGCCGCCGCCTGGATGGCCGCGCGCGTAACGCGACGGTCGGAGAGGTCGATCACCTGCCCCGCATATTCCGACGCGCCCACCACGACGGCAGGCGATTCCACCAGCCGGTCGAGGTAGGATCCGTATCCGGCATCCTCATCCAACTGGAATATCGGCTTCATCGCGATCGCGGTCGCGCGCATTCCCTTCGCGCTGAAGCGGAGCAGAGCGTTGTAGATGCGAGAGTGCAGCGGTTCGGCGAAGTCGTCCGCGCGCAGGCGGTCAGCCCACTCGACGATGATCCGATTGTCGGTGAGCATCGCGCCGAGCAGCGCGGCCTCCGCGTCGATGTTGGTCAGGAGATCCGGCGGGCCCTGTTCGTTATGCTCTTCGTAACCGCTCATATCGCGTTACCTGCGCGCATTGGCTCCGCCTCACCCTCACGGTGCCCATACCCGTAGTGCGTCCATCCTTCGCGTGGTGCGCCGCCGAAGATGTCGATCTTGCGACCGGAGATGTACGCCTCACACCGCCGATAGAATTCCTCCGGCTTGCGGCTATGCTCACGGCGATTCGACACGATGACTTGACGAATGTCTGCGCGCTCGCGGCCTGCCTTTCCACGACGGCCGAGCACGACCATCTCGGCATTGGCGCGCGTAGTGTAGCCGCCGCCCATCGCGAGATCGCTGTCGAGCAGCGCAGTGCCGGTCAGCGTCTTGGTCGCGAACTTATTCCAGGTCTTAATCCAAACGAACATCAGCGACGAAGGCTCGAATCCCCACGCCGGAAACAGTTCGTTATGCACCGCCTGGATGAGAAGGGGCCCGGTGATCCACATCGCGATCAGCGCATCCTTCTCCATCATCTCGGAGACGGGAAGCGTCTTCAGGTGCTCGATACTGGCCGTCGGATAGTGCGCGTCTGGCCTGCGATCACCGACCTGCGCTGGCGCACCGCGAATAGCGAACGTCCAAGGCGGATCGATGCTGGCAAAGGTGAACTTCCCCTCCGGGAGCGGGGGGAATGGCAGATTGTCGGGAGTGCTCACCGGGGGTCACCACCATGCGTCGCGATGATCTTGCTGTTCCACATCCGTTCCGCCCATCGGATGTTCGCCTCTTCCGCCAGCGCGGCCTCTTCGACCGAGCACGGTTCGTTGAGCGGTGCATCCACCACACGGTCGACGATGCGTTCGAACAGGGCGTTGAAGTCCGTCGGGTTCAACCGCGCCTCCAGGCCGAGCCGGTGCGCCTTTCCGATGATCGAACTCCGGCTAAGTGCGCCGCCCATCTTCTCGGCGATTGCTGACGCCGGGTGGCCTTCGCCCCACAGCCGCTTCAGCGTGTCGATCTGGTCTTCAGTCCAAGCCATCAGCGGCTTCCTCCCAATAGTGCTTTGTCCCGCCAAGGGCGGTGATAGTTTTCGAATAGCGAGAGGCCGTAATCCAAGATCCCGCATGCTTCCGCGGCATCGTGAACATCTGTGAACCAGCCGTATTGCGCACACCGCTGGATCGCCAATTCCTTCGGGTCGTGGCCGGGAAGGTATGGGTTGCCCGGCTTCGTCTTGTCGCGCTTGAACCCGCCGCCGCGACCGAGGAAGTGCTTCCGCCACTCGCCAATGCCGACGCAATAGGCGTGAGCTTTCGTCTGGTATGCGAACTTCTCGACCAGTGCGCCGAGACCGATCAGACGGTATGCGGTGCGTGGGTTTTGGCTGACGTGTTGATCCTCGAAGAAGAAGTGGGAGATCCCACCGGTCGCGCGCTCATCGATCGCCATTTCGCGAAGCCAGCATTCGAGCGCGTGCAGCGGCTCACCGACGGCGTTCGGCCCCCCCGGCAACTTGAACGAGTCGAAGTGCGGGCGCTCCATCCCTGGTCGATGGAGCGCCCAACCCGTCGTCGTCGCAAGATCCAGGGCTAAGACGGCGGCCTGTCTCATTCGCCCGCGAGATCCGTGTTGTCACCGGTGTAGATCTCGGGCTCGGCTTCGTTGCCGGCGGGAGGAGCCTTGCCTTCAGCGAAGTGGCTCTGTGCCCGCTTCTTGGCTTCAGCCGGTGACAGACGCTTCACCTTCTGCTTGGGTTCGCCGTCGATCTTCTGCGCGCCGACGTCGACCGGCTCCGCGTCGCTGATACCCGAATTCTCGGTGGGCATCTGCTCGATCGCTTCCATCTCCGCGGCGAGCCCGGCGTCTTCGCCCGCGGCGTTCTCGGGAGCGTCGACCTTGTTGCGACGGCCGAAGTTCGGCTTGACGACGTTGCCGGGAGCAGCGCCTTCCGCCTGGTCGACAAGGTCACCGCCCTGCCATTCGGCGACATCGATCAGCCCCATCAGCGAACGCCAGATGTCTTGCTGTTCGTCAGGCTCGAGCTTGTCGAGCACGAGGAAAATGCGCGCCGCCTTCTTGTTGACCTTGAAGCCTTCGACGGTGTCGTAGATGCCACCGATCTCGCCATTGATCGCGGAGATCCGCTCCTTCTTCGGTTTGATCGTGCGGAGACGCTGGACGGCGCCCCGGAAGTTTGCGGGACGCATGTCGCTCTGGACTTGGTCCGCGCTTGCTCTTGCTGCCATGATGTTCTCCTGGCGGGTTACGCTGGCGATGCCAGCGACGTCGGCGAGGTGCCGGACGTTGTTGGACGGCCGCGTTTCCGCGCCGTCTTAATCTGCATGTCGGACATATCGTGTCCCAACTTCCTCCCCATCGCGATCAGATCTCGGCGATGCTCATTCGGCACACCTTTGCGCCGCCAGTAAAAGACGGCCTGCCGGGTGATGCCAAAGCGTTCGCGTATGGCGATCGCGCCAATGCGGTCGATCGCTGCCGAGTCGGGATGCAATGTGGTCATGGACGCATGGGATAGGGCGACCGATTCCACCGCACAAGCCGTCAAATATATTTTACGCGAGCGGCTTGTCAGCCCCGTAAAATAGGGCGATACGGAACTCCTCATCGAGTCGGAGGCCATCGGCGATGAACTGGACCAAGATCTACAACAGCATCCCTCATCGGATGCGAGACAGCGTCGGCGCGATCGTCATCGCTGTCGCCTTCGTGGCGGGGCCAACCCTGCTCACGAAGCTACTCTACTATTGGTCCTGACCGCAAACCTCGCAACAGAACTGGAGAATGACATGGCGGCAAACACGCGCCCGTATTTCATCATCTACAACGGCGTCTCTCGCATGGTCGAAGCGCCCAATCCTGCAGCGGCCGTTCGTCACGTCGTCGGCGCGGCGGTGACCGAACTCCGGCCGGCGCGCGGTGCGGAGGTCGCGAACTGGGTACGCGGCAACAAGACGATCGAGTTGGCGGGAGAAAAGCCGACTACTGCCGTGGACGATCCCACGATGTCGGAGATCAAGCCGGTCGAACGCGATCGCTCTGGAGATGCGCTCAAGTTCTTCGAAGACTGGGCTGGTTTCGACCGAGAGGCAGATGATAATTCAATCGAGTCGATCGAGACGGTAAAGCTCTTCGCCTCGACGCACCTGACGGGCCAACTCGACCTCATGACGTTCGACGTCCTGCGCGAGCGGGCGCCGGAGTTTGGCGATGCGCTGGTCGCGGCTGAAGCGGGCGTTCCGCGCACCGACGATGAGACCTACGTGGCGGCCGTGCTGGCGGCGACAGAAAGCGGGCTCGCAAGCCTACGGTCGCGCCTGGAGGAACAGCCGATGGCCGCGGCCGACGTCGTGCGCGCAATCGTGACGCACGCCGGGCAAGCCTAGTGATCGAAGAGCCGTTCCTTCGTGTGCAGGACGGCGCCGACGCGCTGGTTGAGGGTTGCTACCTCATCCAGCGCCGACGCGCCCGCCGCGTGGATATCCCCGTCAAGATCTGGTTCGGCGCACCGATCGATCCCGAGACGCGCGAGGAGCTAGACCGCTCCCATCGCTGGCAGATCGAGATCGCAGGCGTCGCGTTCGACCAGCCGCTCACGCTCGGCGGCATCACCTTTTCCGCGGTTACCGACTTCTGGCCTGCCATCGGGCTCGAGCCGATCTCCGCTTCCGATTACGCCTTCCGGATCCAGCGCGCCGCGTGGTCGCAGGCCCATGATCCGGACGACGCAATGGCAACCCCGGGCGGGCGCATCAACGCGATGACCGCCACACTTCCCGGAATGTAGGAGGCTTAGTTTGGCTACGAATAGAACGCTTACCGGCATTGCCATGTCCATGCCCCTGACCTTGCGTCAGGAGCAAGTTGTTGCCCGCCTTGAACACGAGGAATGTGTGCTCATCGCCCTATGCGGAGCAATAAATCCGGACGTCGTGACTAATATGGACAATCGACGGGTGAGGGATACGCAAGAACTTGCGCGGGACATTGCGCAAATTCGGTGCGCGGGACTGCGGACCATCTTGATCGAAGAAGAGCAGCGGAAACCCATACGATGATCGAAGACGAAGTCCCCCAACCCCGCGAGGCTGTTTACGGCGACAACAGCGGTGACTTCCACCGGGCCGCGCTCGACCAGCACACGGCGTTCTTGCATGACGTCGAGCAGCCGAGCGGCAAGACGTACGAGCGTCGCCGGTCCGAGTTCCTGACGTCGGCATCGCGCCAGGTGGTGCGGGACCGCGAGAGCGCTGGCGCGGCGGCCGATACGATCAAGCTCGCCGGTGAGGTGTGGGCCGAGATCGAAGCGGACCGGAAAGAGCGTAGCGAACCGTTCCGCACTACGCATCTTGCGCTGACTGCCGCCGCCCGGGAGTTCTGGGAACCCGTCGTGGAGCAGATGCAGGGGCTCGCCGAGCAGATCGACGCGTACACCGAAATCGAGGACAAGCGGATCGCCGACCAACGCGCGGAGCAGCAGCGCGAGCGTGCCGCACTGCGCAATCCGGCGCCGGCCGAACCTGCAAGCAATCCTGACGAGTTGCCCGGCCACCAACCGCGATCGATCATCGACTACAACCCATCCGAGCCGCGGGTCGTGAAGGTGATGGCGGCACCGTCTCCCCAGATGCTCCCGGCGAAGCGCGCGAAGATCCGCGGGGATCTCGGCGCGACCGTTACGCAGAAGACGATCGTCGAATACGAGATCGAGGATATCAGCCTCATTCCCGCGCACATCATGACGTCGCCGACCGTGATCGAGGCGATCCTGACTGTCGTCCGGTCGACGGCGCGGCACATGGGTATCCCGGCGGGCATCCGGGTCAAGAACAGCACCGGCAACCGGATCTCATAGGAGCGTTACGATGGCACAGAATAACCGCGGCAACGGCGGCAACAATCGACAGGACGATCGGCAAGCGCCGCTGCAGAACAATGACGCGGAGTCGCTCGGCGAGCGGCTTAACGCGGTCCTGCGCGCGCTCGATCTGCGCGGAGAGGAGCTCGCTCATGTCCTGCCAAAGGACGTCACCCTCGACGCCTTTCTCGCGAACGTGAACCAAGCGCTCCGCAACAATCCCAAGCTGCTCCGCTGCACGTTCGCCTCGATCGTCGATGCGTGCGTGAAGGCGGCGTACGACGGCCTCCGGATCGACGGCAAGGAAGCCGCGATCATCGACGCCGAGGAAAACTACAAAGACGGCACCGTTTGGAAGAAGCGGTTGATCGCGCGCTACATGCCGATGGTATTCGGCCTCATCAAACAGATCCTGCAGACGGGTGCAGCGCTCTCGGTCAAGGCGGTCATCGTCTACAAGCGCGAGACGACCGAGATCAATCCTGTCGACGGCAAGCCGCACTTCATGCTGCTCGAGGGCACGAACCCGGGGATCCACCACTCGCCGATCCTATTCGGTGACAAGGGCGAGATGGTCGGCGTCTACTCGGTCGCCGAGATTCAGGTCGGAGTGTTCAAGCACGAGTGGATGGACAAGGTCGCCGTCCTGGACGTGATGAAGGAGTCGAAGACCGACAAGGTCTGGACGCGGTGGCCGACCGAGATGTGGAAGAAGACGGTGATCCGCCGTCTGCGCAAGTCGCTCGCGGGAACCAGCCTCATTCGCGACATGGAAGCGCAGCAGATGTTCCCACAGTTCGATCGCACCGCGCCGCATCCGCAACTCGCCAGCGTTCCGCATTATTCGGCACCGGCCGGAGCGCGCCCGACACGCGGCATGATCGACGATCAGCGCGGCACTGGAAGCGGTGTGCCGCTGGATCTCGGTCGTGATGACGAAGGTGTCGAGATGGATCGCGGCGAGGCGGAGGACCGCGAGAACGCGCGCGAGCAGCAGCGGAGCCAGAACGCGCCGCGCGAGCAGCAGCAGCGCGAGCCAGAGGTGCAGTTGCCGGAGAACGAACAGGCGTGGAGCGTCTGGGGCGTCGATCTGGAGACCAAGATCGACGCCGCCAAGACGGCCGAAGAGGTCGACCAGATCTGGCGCGGAGCCGGTCCGGTCCTGAAACACGCGAAGAAGGCCGTACGCGATCGCCTCACCAGCAAGGTGACCGAGCGTAATACCAAATTCGCGATGGACGCCGCCGGCGCGGGGGACGGCGACGATGACTAACATTCCCCCTCTGGAGAAGAAGATGACGACCATTGCAAAGTTGAACCGCCACACCAGCACCGCCCTTGTGGCGGAGATGCGCGCGCGGAACAGCACCATGACCGAAGCGGACGCCAAGCTGGCGGTCGCCCGCGTGTTCGACAGCATGCAGACGATGCTCGAGCGCGATGAGCATGTCCGGATCGGCGGCTTCGGCACGTTCCGTCGCAAGTTCTACGCGGAGCGCACGGCGCGCAATCCGGGCACCGGCGAGGCCGTCGCTGTCGGGTCGAAGCACCTCATCAAGTTCCACCAAGGCAAGCTCGCCTAAGCCGACCGGAGGTCATCATGTCTATCCCACCCTATCCGCTGGCGTGGCCTGATGGCCTCCCTCGCGCGACGACGACCACTGCCGGGCAGTTCAAGGCGACGCTTACCGCCGCGCAGAAGAACGTCGAGGACGAACTACGCCGGTTCGGCAACGATACGACCAAGCGGGTCAGCGACGTGGTCATGACGACGAACATGGCGGGTCTCGGTCCGATGCCGAAGGACAAGGGCGTGGCCGTCTGGTTCAACTGGGATGGCGCGCAGCGCGTCTTCGCGGTTGACCGATATGCGACGATCGCGGCGAACCTGCAGGCGATCAGCCTCATCATCAACGCCCACCGGACCGTGATGCGGCACGGCGGTCTCAACATCGTTCGCCAGACGTTCCGCGGCTTCACGGCGCTCCCGGCGCCCGAGCACTTTACGACCGTGCTCTCGATCCTGCCCGGCGCAACCGATGCGCAGATCAAGGAAGCGTACCGTCGTGAGGCGAAGAACGCGGGCGGGGACGAACAGAAGCTCCTCACCATCAACCTCGCGCGTGACGCCGCGCTCGCAGATAGGAATTCCTGATGCCCGTAATGAAGGCCGATATTGATTACGGCGAAGGCGACAAGGCGCAGCTTTGGGGCGACTTCACGAATGAGACGGTCGAGGCCGTGTTCATGGAGAAGGCGGGCCAGTGCTTCGGCATCCGGAAGTCCATCCTTGGCTTCACGCTCGACTGCATCGAACCCGCCGAACTCCCGGATCCGTGGCGCCAGATGGCAGGCGCGGCGACGGTGCTGAAGCACTCCGGCGATACGATCGTCTGGAACGGCGCTGGCGAGAAGATCAAGTCGGAGTGGGATTAATGCGCGACACCATCGCAACCATCATCTGCTTTGTCATTGTCGGACTGACGATCGTGAGCACGACGTACCTCATCTACAACCCGAAGATCTGTCCGGTCGTCGCGCCTGTCGTGAAGGAGTCGGAGTTTTGAAAGCTCTCACCATTTACCAGCCGTGGGCCTCGCTCATCATGGCAGGCGCCAAGCCGTACGAGTTTCGCAAGTGGAGCCCGCGCGAACGCGGCGGTTCATACGCGGCGATGATCGGCGAACGCATCGTGATCCACGCGTCGACCAGAAGGATCAAACCGTCGGAGATCGGCTTCATCTTGGACAAGCGCCGGGAGGGTGGCGACGCGTGGACGGGCACCTGCCTGCATCAGGACAAGGCCGAACCGATCCTCGAGGCGGCCTATGCGATGTCGCTTTGCAACGACGACGGCTCGGGAACGTGGCTCCGCTACGGTGTCGGTCTGGGAACTGTCATTCTTGGCGAGCCGCGCAACGGCATTGACGTGGCGGAGGCGGAGTTCGGCCTTAGCGTCGAGGCGCAGCATCCGCTTATCGGGAAGGAGGGTTTCGAGGGTTTCGAGGGCTTTGACAGCGACCGCCGTAAGCATGCGAACTTCGCGTGGCCTATGCTCGACGTCGAGGAGTGGGATCAGCCCATTCCGATGCGCGGCCTGCAGGGCTTTTGGAACTGGCCGACCGCCGCGGAGAGCGGGCTGTGAAACTGCGCCGCCTCCTTCCTGGAAGCCTCACCGCCGACGGGTGCGTCTACGACGTCGACGGCGAGGTGTGCTGCTCGGGCACCTGTTTCATTCCCGGGCTGGTCCGGGTCACCGGTCCGAGGCGGCAAGGCCGTGTCGACGCGCTCAACGCCGCCGGATGGCGGATCCTGCGCGACGCGACCCGGTGGCCCGGCATACTGCCCTGCGAAGGCGCCATCTGCATTATTCGGAGCGACGTATGAGCGACACAAGTCCCCGCCCCTGGAGCATCCACAGCATCTCCGCGAAAAGCGGCACGACCATCCAGATCATCGACGCCCGTGGCGGCGTCGTGGCTCTGATGAAGGCGGGCGGCGGTCGCAAGGCCGACAACGCGCATCTCATCGTGCAGGCGGTGAACCGGTGAGCCTGTCCAACGCCTTCCTCGACGAACTCCGCGCCCGCACGTCGCTGTCCGGGCTCATCGGTCGCACGGTTAAGCTCACCAAGGCCGGGAATGAGCAGAAGGGATGCTGCCCGTTTCACACCGAGAAGTCCCCGAGCTTCTACGTCAACGACGACAAGGCGTTCTACCATTGCTTCGGGTGCAGCGCGCACGGCGACGCGATCCGGTGGATGACCGATCAGCGCGGAATGCCGTTCATGGATGCGGTCAAGGAACTGGCGGCCGCCGCCGGGATGGACATGCCCGCGCAGGATCCGCGCCAGGCGGAGCGCGATCGCGAGCACGCCGCGCTCTACGACGTCATGCGCCGCGCCGCGGATTGGTTCGCGCGCAACATGACAGATCCTGTCGTGGCATCGCCGAGCGGCGGCCCGCGGTTCCTCGCCGAGCGCGGGATCGATGCGCTCGCCGCCGGCTTCAACATTGGATGGGCACCCGGCGGCCGGAACGCCGAGCCGCTGCACCGCTTCCTGAAGGACGTGGCACCGGAAACGCTGGTCAAGGTCGGACTGGCGAAGATCCACGACGAAGGCGAGCGTAAGGGCGAGGTTTTCGACTTCTTCCGCGCGCGGGTCATGTTCCCCATCCGCGACAACCGCGGCCGCGTGATCGCGTTCGGCGGGCGCGTGGTGGGCGATGGTCAGCCGAAGTATCTCAACAGCCCGGACACGCCCATCTTCGATAAGGGCCGGTCGCTGTTCAACATCGATCGAGCCGCCCCTGCAGCGCGCGCGGCAAAGCGGCTCTTGGTCGTCGAAGGCTACATGGACGTGATCGGGCTCGCGCGCGTTGGCGTGGATGAGGTCGTGGCCCCGAACGGGACGGCTCTAACCGAAGATCAGATCGCGCGGCTCTGGCGGCTGTCCGACACGCCGATCCTGTGCTTCGACGGTGACAAGGCGGGCAAGGCGGCGGCGGCTCGCGCGGCACTGCGCGCCCTTCCACTCCTGGGGCCCGACCGCTCGCTTTCGTTCGTCACCCCGCCCGACGGCATGGATCCCGACGACGTCGCGAAGAAGGGCGGCAAGGAAGCGGTCGACGCCATGCTCGCCGCACCGAAGCCCTTGGTGCAGGTCGTTTGGGAGCACGAGATCTCGGCCGGACCGACCGACACCCCCGAGCAGCGCGCCGGACTGGCGAAGCGCCTTCGTGAGCAGGCCGGACGGATCAAGGATGGCGCCGTCGCACGCGCGTACCTCGACGACTTCCGCCGCCGCTACACGGCGCACATCGCTGCTGACACCGGTCCGCGACGTGCGCCCATCCGGAACGCGGCCCCGGTGAAGCGCGAGCCGTTCAAGCGGCCGCCCGTGCAGTCGTCGACGTCGAAGGGCATCCGACAGAGCGGGATCGGTCAGAACGTCGAGCGCGCAATCGTCGATGGGCTCATTCGTCACCCGGAGGTCGTGCGCGCCGAACTGGAGACGCTGTCGGCGGTTCGCTTCACCAACGCCTTCGCGGAGGCGCTACGCGAGATGATGATCGATCGGGCAATCGAAGGATCCGTCTTCGAAGTGCCGGAGGAACTGTCCGACTACGCCATCCATGCGCAGGCCAGCCCGCTCCGCTTCAGTTTCACCACAAACGGCCACGACAGAGGCATCGCGCAGCGCGACCTCGCGGAGGCCCTGTACCAGCTTCGCCGGTAACGGCGTGGGGCGAGCGCCGGCGGCCGCTCGATCCGAAATCAATGCCGCCTGGAGACTGCATAATGTTCAGACAACCAATCGACGCCGGAGCCTTCGAAGGCGACACTTTCAAGGGCGACGACAACGACCTCGCCAAGGTTACGCATCAGTGGACGAACGGGAATTGGCATCAGATCCAGGGCGAACAGCCCCAGATCGCCGCGCCCGCGAATATGACCGACATCGCCGATGAGCACGCGGCGCAGATGCCGGGCATGGACGCGATCCCGGGGGATATGCCGGACGCGGAGCGCGGGATCAGCGACATCCCGCTCGAATACAACCTGCAGACGTTCAACGCGCTGGTCGCCGCGAATACGGCCCTGCAGACGGCGCTCTCCGACTCCGAGATCCGCGTGTCGGATCTTACCGCGCACCTGGACACGCGCCGGAGCGAGAACGATCATCTACGCGAGGTTATCGCGGATAGCCTGCAGCCTTCGCTCGACAAGCTGCAGAAGATCACGGTCGACCAGGAGCGCGAGAACAACCGGATCCTGAAGCTCAACGAAGGGCTGAATTCCGAACTCACGTTCATGACCGACCAGCGCAACACGCTGCAGCGGCGGCTCGACCGCTCGCTCGGCTATCTCGACCGTGTCATGGACGAAGAGGAAGTCGCCAACGCCCCGACGTCGATCCCGCGCCCTGCGCCACGGCCGCCGGTCGGACCTGCATTGGGGCAGATCCCCGACGCAATCCCGCCCAAGTCGGGAAGCCGGAATGAGGAGGCCAGTTGGCGCTACACGACCGCAATTCCGACTGACACCTTCGAAGGCGTGTTCGGGCGTCCCCGCCGCTTCTAATCGCTGAAGCACTACCGGAGGGTGGACTAGCTGCCAGTGGCCGCGTGAACATAGTCCACCCCGAGGATGGCGCATCTGCCAACAACGGAGACCTGCAATGACCGATACCCGTACCCACTTCACCACTTCCGCGCCGCTGATGGCGATGTCGGCGAGCATCACCGTCGCGATCATCGCCGCGCAGGGCCGCGACTTGAAGCCGGAGGAAGCCCGCACCTTGATCGAGGGCGTGCATCGTTCGGTGCTCAATGCGTCCGTGATGCCGCAACCGGAACTGGCGACTGCGCCGATCCCGTCGTCACCTCCTACCAGCGGTCCGCGCGAGCCGGCCGTATCGGTGCGCAAGTCGACGGCATCGCCCGACTTCATCATCTCGCTCATCGACGGCAAGTCGTACAAGACGCTCCGCCGGCATCTGACGACGCACGGCATGACGCCCGAATCGTACCGTGAGGAATTCGGCCTGAAGCCGGACTATCCGATGGTCGCTCCCAACTACAGCGAGAGCCGCCGCGCGATGGCGAAGAAGATCGGGCTCGGCCGCAAGCCCGGCGCGACCATACCGCCGCGGTCGCGCGACGACGTCTAAGTTGACCAGAGGGCGGCGGGAGATCCTGCCGCCCCGAACTTCAACTTAGCCAGGAGAATTCCGTGAAATCCGTTCGCATCCTTCGCGTAGATCCCTATCGCCGCACCGTTGCCGCCTTGATGCTGAAGGGCGTGCGCGACGCCACCCCGCATATCCGTCGGATGATCCGCACCAACAACATCGGCTCGCGCGAAATCATGAAGATCGACGACAAGCCGATGATGGTGATCGGCGGCCTCGAGGTCGACGAAGCTATGAAGGGCTGGCGCCTGCCGGGGACCGACGACACCGCGGGCATCTCGATCATCACCGGCCGCGATGCTGAAGCCGGTCTGGTGATCGACTGTCCGGTCAACGTGCAGTGGGTGCTCGACCGCATCCAGTGGCTCGAGGGCGAAGACGTCGGTGAGCGTGATGAGCGCGCGGCGGAGATGATCCCCTCTCTCAATGACGAGATCCGCCAGGCGCTTCACGTCGCGGTGCCGAGCAATGACGGCAAGATGTGGCTGACCGCTGCTCACCGCGAGATCGTTGGCGAGGCAATGCAGACGCTCGGGCTCGGAACGGAACGGAGCCGCGGGCAGATGCTCACCCCGCTTGGCGAGGCCGTGTTCGACCTCCTCGACGCGGAGGCGAACTGATGTTTCAGGGACTATTCGTCGACGGATTCGCGGGCGGTGGCGGCGCGAGCACGGGCGTCAAGCGCGCCATCGGTCGCGACGTCGATATCGCGATCAACCACGACCCGTTCGCGATCGCGATCCACAAGGCCAACCACCCGCATACCGAGCACCACTGCCAAGACATCCGGATCGTCTGGCCGACGTCCGCGACGCGGTTGCGCCGGGTGGAAGGGGTGTGGTTCTCGCCCGACTGCAAAGAGCACAGCAAGGCGAAGGGCGGGCCGGTAAAGGATCGGAACATCCGGCAACTACCGTGGGAGATCCTGCCGTGGCTGAAGGATACGCGCCCGACGTGCGGCTATATCGAGAACGTCGAGGAGATGCAGATGTGGGGCCCGCTGAATGAGCAGGGCCACGTCATCAAGGAACTGCGCGGCAAGGAATTCCAGAAGTGGATCCGTGCGATTCGAGCGCTTGGCTACCGCGTCGACTGGCGTGAGCTTCGCGCCTGCGATTACGGCGCCCCGACGTCGCGCAAGCGCCTCTACATCGTCATGCGGAACGACAAGCTCCCGATTGTCTGGCCGAAGCGCACGCACGGCCCGGCGAATGACAATGAGGTGCTCGCTGGTCGACTCCTGCCCTACCGTACGGCCGCCGAGTGCATCGACTGGACGATACCGACCAATTCCATCTTCGATCGCCCGCGCGACCTGAAGGAGAATACCGAGCGCCGCATCGCGCACGGTGTCATGCGCTACGTCGTCAACGCCGCCCGACCGTTCCTCATCCCGGTCACCCATAGCGGCGACGTTCGGAGCTATGACACCGCCGATCCCCTGCGCACCATCACGACCGCCAACGGGGGAGAGTTCGCCGCCGTGGATGTCGCGCTCGCGCCGCACATCACCAAGTTCCACAGCGGATCGATTGGATCCGGTGCAGATGAGCCGATGCCGACGGTCACCGGCAACGGGAACCCGGCTCGGCCGGCGGGTGCAATGCCACTTGGGCTCGCGGCCGCCAGCATGGTGCAGATCGGGTACGGCGAGCGGAAAGGGCAGGCTCCTCGCGCCCTGGACATCACCAAGCCGCTCGGCACCGTCGTTGCGCAGGGCAACAAGCACGCGCAGGTGTCGGCCTTCCTCTCTCGCTTCCATACGTCGAACACGAACGGCGGCCGGGGAACGCTGCAGGAGCCGCTTGGCGCGGTGATGGCGAACGGTCAGCATCACGCGGTAGTCGCAGCGCATATCGAGCAGGCCAACACGGGCATGGTCGGTCGCGACGCCCGCAAGCCGCTGTCGACGATCGTGGGCAAGGGCTGCACACAGCGGATTGTCGAGACCACGTTGATCGAAGAGGGCTCGCTGCCACCGGAGATGATGGCGAAGGCGGTCCGCGTCGCGGCGTTCCTGGTCAAATACTACAAGAGCGGCGTAGCGCGGCCTGCAGATGCCCCGTTTGACGCTCTGACGACCAAGGCGCGCTATGCGGTCGTGACCGTGACGATCGACGCGACGACCTACGTCATCGTCGACATCGGCATGCGAATGCTCACCCCGCGCGAGCTTGCGCGGGCGCAGGGCTTCCCGGAGGATTACATCCTCGATCCGATCGTCCCCCAGTTGATCCGCGGTAAGTGGGTGAGCAAGCCGCTGACGAAGGCGGCGCAGATCCGCATGATCGGCAACAGCGTGTGTCCGGACGTCGCGTGCGCCCTGGTCGCGGCTAATCAGCCGGGCATCGAAATGAAGATGGCGGCGTGACCTACGGGCCCACGAAACCAGCTACGCGACGGGTCGGCGGCAAGGCGTTCTTCCGCTGGCCCCGGATCACGGTGCTGTTCGATATGCCGGAGGGTGTCCGGATCACGGCGAACCCGCATTTTCACAATCTCCAGCACGAGTTCCTGCAGGCGAATGGGCGATGGCTCGCCTGCGCGGGGCGGGGCTTCTGCCGGATGTGCAACAAGGAAGAGGCGATGAAGACGACAATGCAGCGGTTGCGGGAGGCTCTGGTCGAGCACTTCGGCTACGCGCACCTCGCGACGCGTGGGGACGACGAAGGCGTGTTCGATGACGCCGGGGAAAACGATGGTCGGCGTTTTCTCGGCGATGCAACCGACCAAAGCGAGATGTTGTGCTGCATCGAGAACGAATTCGGCATCGTGATGGCCGATGACGCCGCGCACGATAATCCCTCCCTATCCCACCTGGTTGCGTTGATCGACGCCGCGGGTGCGCGGTGAATGGGGATCATATCAAGCGCCGAGCAGATCCACGAAACGCCAAGCGGAAGGACTCGAGTCCGCTGGTCGACGGAAAAGGGATTTCAACTGGTGAGCCTCGACCGGTCCGGAAACGAAAGGCGACTGGATCTCGATCGGGAGGCGATGGATGCGTTGGCGGCGATGTGGCCGTCGTGGAGCGCATCACTCCCCCTCGCTGCCAGTGCGCGGAGTGCCGAGCCGGCGACGCCCTCCCCGCCCGCCTCCAGGGCTGGCCCGGCTCCTACCAGTTCACGCTCTTCGCCCCCACCCCCTTCGCCCGGAGGACGCCTGCTGTGACCTTTCCAACCTTCCTCGACCAGAAGATGCGCAACGCCTGCACGGAACGGTGCGCAGGGTTCGGGGATCCACCCTGCTATACCGTTTCCGTGGGATGCAAGCCGTGTGGCGAGTGCCTGCGCGATTGCGGCGTCGAGCCCGGCGATGAGTTCGACCAAAACGCGGCGATCCGACCACTGCTATGACGCGATGCGCGATCGACGGCTGCGAAGCGGAAACGTCTCGGTACAGCGGGCCGTGGCTTTGCGGAACCCACTGGCGCCGACATTGCCCGCCGCGTTCGCTTCGACGTCGCGCCTATCACCGGTTTTTCCGAGATGCGAAGAAACATGGGTGGACCGAGCGTCGCACGGCTCAATTCTGGCGGTTTTGGGAAACGCTGGTGAGATCCGCCAAGGCGATAGAAGCTCGGGACGCTTTCGAAGCGGCCGAGGTCACAAGGATACATGAGATGTTTGGATGGACCAATGAATGAGCACCTTTCTGACCTGTTGAGCGTCCTGAAGGCCGCCCGGTTGCGTGTCAGCACCGAGGCGGCTCTTCAGCTATCGATACAAGAGACACTCGACACCGCGGGTCTCGATTATGGTCGGGAGCATTCACTTAGCCGGCGCGACCGGCCGGACTTCATGGTTGGCGACATCGTCCTCGAGGCGAAGGCGCGGTATCCGAAAAAGAAGATCTACAAGCAACTGGAGCGATACTCGGAGCACGAACGGGTGTCCGCGATCGTGCTGGTAACCGGAACAGCGATGGGCATGCCGAGCGAGATCAACGGCAAGCCCGTCTTCATCATATCAGTCGGAATGGGAATGCTTGGATGCTGAAGACGTACGGCCGGGTGATGCTCGAGCCCGGTAAGAATGCCCGGTGGGTCGTCGACAACTTGGCGCCGCACGTCGCGCTCGCTTTCAAGCGGCTGTTCCCGCGGGTCGCCTCCTACGACGTGAAGCACTTCCTGTCGGACAACGATAATGTCCGCGCGGATCTCCACTGGTTCATGCAGCGCTACCCGCTGGAGACCATGCACGCCGCGATGCTGAAGGCGGGCGACAAAGCGCTGAAGGATCGGATGGCGCTGCGCGGGGAGATCCTGTCCCCCGAGTGGCGGCCGGCGCCGGCGAAGGGCATCAAGGATGGGCAGTCTCCCTACCTCTACCAGTCGCAGGCCGCCAAGATCGCTGTCGACCAGGGCGGGCTCCTGCTCGCCGATGAGGTCGGTTTGGGCAAGACCAACTCTTATCTCACCGCCCTGGCAATGGGAGCGCCGTTTCCCGCCGGCGTCGTCGTGCAGGCTCATCTCACGCAACAGTGGGCGCAACGGATCGAAAGCTTCACGAATTACACCTGCCACATCATCTATTCGACGACGCCGTACACATTGCCGCCCGCCGACATTTACATCTTCCGCTACTCCAACGTCGGGGGCTGGATCGACTTCCTGAAAAACGGATTTCTGAAATCCATCGGGTACGATGAGATCCAGGAGCTTCGCACGGGGACCGAGACGGCGAAGGGCAAGTGCTGCGCGATCATCAGTGCGCGCGCCAAGTTCAAGATGGGGCTGACTGCCACCGCGACGTACAACTACGGCGACGAAATCCATACGATCATGGAATTCCTCAACCCGGATCTACTCGGCGAGCGCGAGGAGTTCGTGCGCGAGTGGTGCGCCGCTGGCCGTATTGTGAAGGAGCCTGACGCGCTCGGCGAGTTCCTGAAGGATAGCGGATGGATGCTCCGCCGTACCGAGGACGATCCAACCGTCCAACAATCTATGCCGAAGCCCAACATCATCCCGATAGAGCTCGATTGGAACGACGACGACGCGGAGGATGATGCCGAGTTGACCCGCAAGCTCGCGATGCGAGTGATGGGCGGAAGTTTCGCCACCGCCGGCAGTGCGGCGCGCGAACTAGACATGCACATGCGCAAGATGACTGGCGTGGGGAAGGCTAGGTCGGTTGCCGCCTATGTCCGCCTTCTGCTCCAGGATGCACCGCGCGTGCTGCTCGCGGGCTGGCACCGTGACGTCTACGCGCTTTGGCTGAAGGCTTTGGCCGACTTCAACCCGGTGCTCTACACGGGGAGCGAGGACTCGGCGAAGAAGATCCGGTCGATCAACAATTTCACGGTCGGCAGGAGCAGGGTCATGATGATCTCGCTTCGCTCCGGCGCCGGGCTCGACGGCCTTCAGCAGTATTGCAATGAGGTCGTGATCGGCGAGTTCGATTGGTCGCCACAGGTCCACCACCAAGTCATCGGCCGCGTGCGCCGCCCTGGACAGATGCTGCAGGTCAACGCCCACTTCCCCTATGTCGACCACGGAAGCGATCCGGTGCTGATGGAGATCAACGGCATTAAGAGCGATCAGGCGCGCGGGATCCATGACCCGGGCGTGATCCAGGCGGCGCGCTTTACGGATGAGAGCCGGATCAAGCGGCTGGCGAAGTACGTGCTCGAGCAGGAAGCGCCGGCCGACAGCGGATGCGCCATCTGCGGCAAGCCGAGCACCGGCAAGGCGCTCAACATCGTCCCGCTTGCCGATGCCGACGACTATCCGGCCGGACCGGAGCGGGAAGCGCTCTTCGGACCCGAAAACATCTGGTTCCTCTGCGCAGAGCACGAGGGCGAAGGCGTCTAAATTGCGAATTTGCGCAATTTCGCAATTCCGACCCGCGTTAATTTCCGCCGCCTCATTCGTGGGGCGGGAAATTAACGTGGAGTCGACGGGCCGTTGTCGTTTCGCAAATAATTTCCAGAACTCGATCTGACTAAATAAGCGGTCCTTCACCGCTATGCCCATTCGGGCGCGGGGGGAGGACCCAGACCCGGGGGGGGTGCCCTCGAGGGCTTGACATCCTGACCGATCGCGACCCACGCGCCGCGCCCGATTCGCGCGCAGATACCAGCCCCGCGCGTGCCCGCCTGGCGTCGTCGTCGCCTGCGCGCGTGCGATCTGTCTCAATCTTTTTGCCGATGATGTGCGCAACTATTGCGCGCCCCGTGCATTCATGCCAAAGACTGATTCGCCAGCCGACGGGATGCCCGTTCGCAACTGGCCTGAACCGAAGGAACGAACATGGCATACGCCCTCGCTACCCTCTCCACCCTATGCAAGCTTGGCCTTGCACTCTGCCTCGCACACGATGGCGATGCGCTCGGCGCGGCTGTCGTCGCCTGCCTCTCGCCTGCTCTGTTTCTGATGGCACGCGATACGCGGGTTGCACGCTGATGCTGACCTATCGCGATAGCAACGGCGCGCTCTGCGCTTGGAACCATGTGACCGGTGAGGCCAGCCCTGTGTCCCTGCCCACTGCAAAAGTCTTTCAGGATGGCCGCGATTTCTACGTTGGCGACGATGCAAAGACTGACCACCTTGTGACCGCCCCTATGCGGGTTGCCGATATGGATACGGTTGCGGCGAGCAATGCGCGCGATTGGTTCGTGAAGGTCCACGCCCCGCGCGCTGGCTTTACGCCCGTATTCGTCGGCGCAACCTTTGAGCCGGAAGCCTAACCCGTGCTCGCGCTTCCCCTCCTCGCACTGGCCGCGCTCGCCGCCTCCAGCACCCGCATCACCGCTATCATCAAGGGCCCTTACGCATGACCTACCGTGGCAAGTATCCCACCCGCATCAAGGCCGTTAGCTCCTGCATGGGGCGCTATCCGGGCGCGTGCTACGTGACCACCAATGCAGGGCAATCCGCCCTTGTGTATGGTCGCGAGAATACCGCCCCCCTGAAGCCCGGTAAGATGCCCGAGCTTGGGCACGAACTGGCATTCTTTAACCACCACCCGATGCAGGATGGCGTACCGCAGGCGATGGTATCCGCCACCCTGCGCAGGTCCGCTAAGGGCGTGAAGGTTTGGAGCGATGGCGGGCCGCGATTCGGCGTTAGCCTCTATCAGCAAGGGCCGGACCGCTTCACCGTCATCTATGGTTTCCAGTATCGCGACGGCCTCACTTTTGAGGATGCAGCAAGGGAACTCGGCGGGTGCGTCATGCACGCGGCCGAATGTTCGATCTGGCCTAAATCGTAAGGCGAAACGCCCGCCTAGCGCGGGTGTCCGGGGTGGCTTGGTCGTCCCCCCGCTGATGAGCCTAGACCCTGAAACGAAGGAACACACGATGTCCGTATCTCTCGCAAAGCCCGTTGACCTCCAGAAGCGCGACCGCACGCGCACCAACGGCGCGAAGCTCCACACGGTCTACATGAACCGTGCTCGCCGGGTCGCATCCGCCCGCAAGTTCCTCTCGCTCGCATTCGAGGCTTAATCACATGGCACACGCAAACCGCCTGCTCGGGCACTTCGTCGATAAGCGCATCTCCTCGGGTTGCCAGTATGACCGCGACCTCGCGGCCGCTCGCGCCGCCATCAAAAGCACCGCGTCGTCTGAATACGGCGTTGCGGTCACTAAGCCCGAAGCGCTCCGCCAGTTGAGCGGCGAGCAGCACAAGAGCCTTAGCGCCGCCAACGTGATGAGCCCGGACCTCATCGCTATTCGCTCGATGGCTGGCACTGGCGCGGGCCCCCTCATTGTCGAGGTGTCGGCGGGCGAATTCATGGGCGATGCTCTGTACGGCGTCACCGTCTATCACGTTCTCCCCGGCGGGCGCGAACGCGATTGGGACTTGTCGAAGGCGTGCCATAGCCTCGAAGAGGTGCTGTCGGCCCTGCGCGTGCTCAATGGGGGTGACGCATAATGGCTCGGCATGCTTTCACCATCTCGGGCGCGCACGTCGCCCTCCAGCGCTCGGGCATCCACGGCAAGAGCGAGGAAAGCGCCCGCATCGTCCGGGAAGCTCGGCAAGCGCGCGAGGCCGTTGGCGTCCTCCAGCCCCGCGACGTGCTGAAGCGCGTATATGTCACCAACGGCGTATGCCAGGCGGAGAACGACGAACAGCGCGCCGCACGCCTCGCCGCAAGCCCGATGGCGACGAAGTGGACGTATGAGCCGCAGACCGACACCATCCGCACGGTTCCGCAAAACTATTGTGTCGCCTCACTGGCGGGCGCGGACGCCGCTACGGACAAGCTCCGCAATGGGGAGGCCATCGCCCGCGTCCCCGAGATGATTGCCGCCCTACGTGACGCCCTGCGCTTCGTGGAGGGTTTCGAGGGTGACGAACTGCAAGAGGGCATATCCGCCCTACTCATCAACATGCGCGCCGCGCTCGGCGTGGAGGGGCTCTAAAATGCGCGTCACGCACACCACCACCCGCGACCTCGATCTAGTCGCGTGGGCGAACGTCACACGCGGCGGCTATCCCTTCACCCTCCCCGCAGGCTCCGCGATTGCATTGGTTCCGGACCTTAGCGGAACGACCGGCGCGGGCTTCGTCGTCGCCAGCGTTCGCCAGCTTACCGAATTAACGCACAACGCGCACGACGCTCGGCACCGTTATGTGCAGGTGCCAGCGGATGCCGTGCAACGGCGCATGATCCCCGGCGATATCATGCCCTACAACCACCCGGCGGCAATCTGGGCAGTGCGCCACGGCCCCCCGGCGTTCGTCGCATAAGGCGAAACCCGCGCAAGCGGGTCCATCCGGGCAGGGCGTCCGGGTGCTGATGAGCCAGCCCCTAGAAACGAAAGATTGAACGATGCCGATCACCCCACGCCTTATCTATCCCGCCGCCGCGCTGGAGACTGCCGCAAGCATCTGGGAAGCCGTGCTCGATATGGAGCGCGTCGAGATCGCGGGCGAACTCGCACCGTCCGCTAAGGCCATCCGCGCCACCCGCGAAGCCATCGGAGCCGCCGCCCTGCGCATGACCGCAATAGGGTGGACGGACGCCGTAGAAGCCGCGTGGAAGGATGCCGACACGGACGGCGGCAAGTTCCCTGATGGCGGGCAGTACGGGCGGAGCTTTGACTGGGAATTCATCCCGGATTGGATCGTCGCGAATATCGACTGGAGCGACAATTCCCCGCGCATCCGTAGCGCCTCGCGCATTCCGCACCTCTTCCCCGGCACGAAGATTGAGTTTCGTTCGCCCCTCGACGACCTCGACGCTGGTTTGCGCGCTTGGCTGGTCGATGAAATGGGCATGCAGGTTGAGCACGGCGGCGGCGGGTGTCTGTATCTCCGCCACGAAGGGCCGCACGGTTCCTATGTGCTCGTGACGTGCGAGGGCGGCGGCGGCATGCCTTCCCCGGATAGTTGGCAGGTGGGCACGTATCGCGACAGCGACAGCGACAGCATTCTAGACTTCGTGAGCGATCAACAGGCGGTAACCCTGCGCATGGCAGTAGGCGCGGCGTGTGGCGCGCTCGCCGACTTCGTGTTGCCGCCGGTGAAGCGCTTCGATGTCTCGCTAACCCTGTGCGTCACTGTCGAGGTTACCGCACCGAACGCCGCCGCCGCGAAGGCTGAAGCGTTGCGCGTCACGGACCTCATGAGCCCCGATGCAGCGCTAGACGGGTGGAACTCTGTCTCCAGTGCTGAAGGCCGCCCCACTATCGACGATGTCCGCTTCGACATTGAAGGCGCTGTCGATGTCGAGGCCATCACCGACACCGCGAAGGAGGGTTGAACGATGATCTACGGAGCACCCACCAACTCGGACCGCGCTAACTGGGCACAGGTCGCGCTAGACGCATTCATGCAACTGGGCGGCACGGACGAATGCGACGGCATCCCGGACCTCGTAACCAATCTGATGCACCTGCAACGCCGCCGTGACGAAGCGACGGGCAAGCCCTTTGATGCGGAGGAGTGGGCGAAGGCCCGCGCGCTGATGCACGATATGGAGCACGAAGAGGACGAAGAGGGGGACGACGACCTCGCGGCGGCGGCTGATGGTGAGGATTGCACGGCATGCCACCGCCCTAGCATCGATTGCAGTCGCGCCCCGTGCGCCGCCGTTATCGCAGATCGTGGAGAGGACTAATCATGGCACGCCCAACTTTCGAATTCGCCCGCATGCTCGTTATCTCGACTGCGCACATCACTAACCAGACGTGCAACTCGTATTTACCGGACCACCGCGCGTCCTGTTACCTGAAGGGCGATTATGGGCACTTCCTGCACGTCTCCGCCCCGCATGAGGGTGACCCGGACGACCTGCGCGACGTGCTGGAGATGGCGAGCAAGGCGGGTGCCGATTGGCTGATGCTCGATAACGACGGCCCCACGCTGGAGGGTTTGCCTACATACGATTGGTGAAGCCGAAACGCCCGCAAGGGCGTCCACCGGGCCGCCGCTCCGGTGCTGATGAGGCAAGGCACAGAAACGAAAGAACACACGATGAGCACGATTATGGACGTTACCCCCTACATCGACACGATTGACCCGAAGGCACGCGACGCGAACACGGCGGAGCGCGAATTCTATCTCCGATGGCTGGCGCGCTCGCGTGGCTTGTGCCTCTCCCCGGATGCACGCTTTGCAGCGCAGGGCGTTTTCGACTGCAATGCGCTCGTGCTGGAGATGCCGGGTTATGGACAGTCGCAGACGGTAACGTGCGAGATCCTCGACGACGGCGGCAACGTCGTGCGCACCCTGCCCTTGCCGGTGGACAAGTCGGGCAAGCTTCCGATGACCGCCGCACAGGTGAAGGAATGGACCGGCATCACGCCCGCCCGCAAAACGCGCGCTAAGGCATCGCCAGCCGCCGCGACGGTGTCCCCTGACCTGTTGGCACGTCTGGAGGCCGTGGAGGCGGAGAACGCACGTCTCCGGGCCGATTTGGCCGGTGCTCGCGCTGAAGCCGCCGCCCTTGCCCGTCGTCTGGAGGGGAAGCGCGCCGCACGGTTCGCAGGTGCGGCCCTGATGGCTCCGCCCGTCCCCTCGCTTGTCCTCGCACGCTGAAGGCCCGCACATGCCGATGACCGTCAACGCCGCCGCTCGGGCCCTGCTCGATGCACTGGGCGGAATGCCTATCGATTGGCTTCGCGATGAAGCCGCCGCACTGGAGGACGCGCTAGACGCTGAAGACAGCGCGGCATGCTCGCCCGAAGCTCTCACCGATGCAGTTCACAACGCCGCTAAGGGCGCAACCTTTACCACCGGAGACGCAAATTGACCGACCCCATGCAACTCGACCTGACCAACGCGCGCCGCGTGGCCGCTACATCATCCGAGCACGACGGGCGCGGGCGGTGGACCGAACTGGCCGTCTATCACTTCGCGGACGGCATGCTCGGCGGCAAGGTGTGGGTGGCGGAGATCCGGGCTTGCTCGGCGCGTGAAGGCGAACGCACGAAGACGCGCCGCTTGCATAGCGCGAGCCTAGAGCGGGCTCTGGGCCTGTTCGACGATAGCGATCTGGGCCGCGCCGTGTCGGAAGCCGCGCGCGAGTATGCGGAAGACGAAGGCATCGCGGGCCGCCGTCCGGGCCGCCAGGTGATCCCCGACGACGACCGCGCCGCGCTGGCGTGGCTCTTCGGGCTCGATAGCCCTGATGCTCTTTCCCTGCGCGCTGTCGGCAAGGCGCTCGGCAAGGGGGAGTCGACCATGCGGCAGGCGTTGGCGGGCGGGCGCGAAGTGATGATCCCGCTGCGCGCGCTCCTGCCCTTTGTGGATCGCATCGCTTTCCAGAAGGCAATGGAGAAGGACAACGCCCGTGGTTGATGGCCCCATCACTGTGACGAACGCGCCGTGGTTCGATCTGTCGGTTGACGACATGGAGAACGGCGGAATTGCGATCACCCAAAACAGCGCGGCGACTGGTCATGAGACCGTGATTGTCGATCACGCATCCGTCCCCGGCCTCATCGCCGCATTGCAGGAGTTCGCCCGTGGTTAAGTTCCTCAACGCCCTCACCGGGTTCATGATCCCGCACGAAGACGCCCCGCGCTTCGAGACGCCAGCCGCGACGCCGCCGCGCATGATCCACGGAGCCGCCGCCGCGCCCGAGTTGTGCATGCTGTCGACGACGTGGGAGGCCGCGAGCTTCGAGGACTGGGGCCGCTCCACCAAGACGCACAAGCGCGTCACACAGATCAAGGTCGACGGGCTCAACGGCATCTACGTTGACGGCTCTGTGATCGGTGGGCGCGAAGGCGGGCCGATGGATTGCGCCCTGCACTGCCAGCCCGGTCTAGCGCGGCTGGAGGAGTTCATGGGGTGCCCGATGGTATTCTTTGGCGAATACTCCGCGCACGACGGCTTCACCGATACGCTTGCCGAGTTCAAGGCAGGCCGCGGCGAGGGCACGTTCTGGATTTACGACGCGATCCCGCATGGCGCGTGGGTCACCGGCAAGGATTACCTTGTCCCGATCGAACAGCGGCTGGAGGCCCTGCGCGAGGCGTTCGTGCGGTGCGAAACGGGTCTCTTCGTCGGCTTCCTCGACTTCTGGCTCCTCGACGGGCCCGCGACGTTAGCGAAAGCACGAGAGGTTTGGGCGGCTGGCTTCGAAGGGCTGGTGTCGAAGGAACCCGGAAGCCCGTTCGAACGCCGCCGCTCGGCGGGCTGGATGAAGATCAAAGAACGGTTCCGCGCGCCGTGTTCGGTGATCGACGTGCTGCACAAGGCGGGCAAGCTCCATTCGGTGATGCTGCGCGGTCCGGAACCGAGCGGGAGCAAGCCGCTGAAGATCACGGGCGGCTGGTCACCGACAGAAGGCCGCTTGATCGAGCAGCGCAATCACGAGGGCACGCCGATGGTCGTGGAAATCGACTTTGAACTGACCGTGGGCACAACCCGCTCGATCCGTGGGGCCCGCTGGATCCGCATGCTTGGTGGCAAGGAGTCCGTATCGTGAGCAAGTCTATCTCTGCTGTCGTCGCTGGCGGTGCGCGCTGGTGGGCCGTGTCGACGATGCTGTTCTTCTTCACCTTCCCCCTCTGGGCGCGGCCGCTGCTCTCCGTGCTCCGGTTCGTCCTGGAGGGGCTCAACAACTTCGGGAGTGGGTACTGATGAGCAGGCTCGGCAAGATCCTCTTCCTGATGGTCAAATATACGTTTTGCTTCCTCATCTCCCTGCTCGGGATCTTGGGCGTGACGATCGCGCCCGATGCGCCGGGGCTGCCCGTCATTATTCTGGTGACCGTTGTGAGCTTGCTCGCGTTCCTCTCCGGCATCGCGCTCGCGGTGGCGGTCTACACAGGGGACGCGTGATGGCCGCGCGTAAGCCGAAGGGCTTCGATGCGCAGTGCTGGCAGGCGATGAGCGAATACCAGCGGATTGCCGAAGCGCGGCGGGTGGCATCGGTGAAGCGGGCGCAACGCCGCTTCGAAGGACAGTCCGAGCGGGCGCAGGCGGCATACAATCGGACGATGCGCCGGGCTCGCAACGAAATGGAGGCGTCGCTTGCAGCCGCGACCGAAGCATATCGCGAAGCTGAAGCTGCTGACCCGGCATTTGCGGAAGGATCGATCTGATGCCCGACTTCATCCCCAACCAGAACACGCCCAACTTCCGTGAGGTGCGCTCGCAACCAGGTGACGACCGCCTGATGTTCGCGCGTCACTGGATCATGGACGAAGGCCGCCCGCGTATGGTGCATCCCGCATCGGCGCTCACGCTCGGCTCCATGCGTACGGAGGGCAGTGCGGAGTACCAGCCGACGATCCGGATCGATTACGCCTTCGGTGCGACGGCGCTTGTGTTCGCGCCCAACGCGGACGAACTGCGCGCGCTCGGGGAAGCCATGCTCGAGACCGCGAACCAGATGGTGAAGGACGCCGACGACCTGCTGTCGCGTACCCTGTCGAAGCGGAGCGAAGGATGACGCGCGGCGCCCGTGCTCCCTGCACCGAGGATGGGTGCGAGCGGACCTATGCGATCGATCCACGGCGCAAGACGACCCTGTGTCGCCAGCACGCGTCCGCACTGTTCGCGCAGGATCCGGCGCGCAACGCGAAGCTGTCGAAGGCCATGACCGAGAAGCACGCGGATCCCCAGTGGAAGGCACTGCGCGCGCCGTCGTGTGCCGCCGCCGGCCGAAAGCTTGCGGCTAACGAAGAGTTCACGGCGCGCAATCGGGAGCACATGCGCCGCGTAGGCCAGAAATACGGGGGGAGCGTGAAGGGATCGGAGTCGCGCAAGCTCGCTGGTCAGAAGGTCACGGCAACGACGCTCGCGCATATCCCTCTGGAGTATCGCGCGGATTACAGGGCGCTGATGATCTCCGGCCGCGTCCGCAAGCCCGAGCGGGTGCGCCTCATCAACGATCTGGTGAAGGCGGATCAGAAGCGCTTCGAAAGCACCGGCAAACTGCCCCAACTGGAACGCGAGAAACGGAGGAAGTCATGAAGATCGATCCGCTGAAGGAGATCGGTGCTTACCGCGCGCTCTGTGTCGAGACCGTGCGCGTCGCCGCAGGCATGAAGACGGGGACAGCTCAACGCCGAGCCTACGTGGCGAAGCGCAAGGGCCACCCCGTCGACCAGTGCGGGCACCGCGGGGACTTCACCGTCGACGGCCGCGTGTTGTGTCGGGCGCATGCGCAGGCCGCCGCACTGGCCTACGTTCTGGAAAATCAAAGAGGAGAGATCTGATGCTGCATTATATCGGGAGTGCGATCGTTGCCGTCGTTGTGGGCTTCGTCATCTCATTCGAGGCGTTCCGCCACGGTCACGCGCAGGGCAAGCGCGCGGGCTGGATCGAGGCCGTCGACCAGATGCTCAACTCCGAGCCCGGATCGTACGGCGGCTCCGGCATCGCTGGCGAGGACATCAAGTGCGGCATGCGTACCGAGATCAACCCGGTCACCGGTCACCTCCAGCGGTCGCGCATGCGGATGGCCGTCCGGCCGACAGAGGCACAGGTCGGCGTCTGCATCGTGTGCGGCGGGAGCATGGCCGAACGGATGCACGGCCCTGGCTGTCCTTATGAGATGGCGCGCGCCGATGGCTGAAGTGGAGCACCCGAACATCCGCCGGATGCTGACAGCGTGCGGATGGACGCAAACGCAAACAGGCTTGCCGCCGTCGACGATGATCGTTCCTATCGGGCAGGAGATCCAGCGCCGCTTCAATGAGTGGGCGGATGAGTATTGGGACACGCTCACCGAGCGCGAGCAACTCATCTACCGGCTTATTCGGATGGGTGAGGATGTCGTCGACGTTGATGAGCTTCTTCGCCTGGCGCAGGAGGCAGGCATCGGCGTCGTCTACGTCAGCACGAAGTCGCTAGATCTCGGGCCCGCAAGCGCAATGCTGCATGACGAAATGTTCTATCCGAAGCTGGTTGCTTCCGGGCCGCCGCGCGAGCGGGATTACCTGAAGCATGATCCGACCAAAAACCACCGCCGCCGGCCACGCCGGCGCTAACCAAAGGCCATCGACCATGAGCAAACGATTCGGGCGCAACCAGCGCCGCAAACTACAGGAGCGGTATTCTATCGCTGTCGAGGCGACGAAGAATGCAACGTCCCTGCTCGCCGCCGTCACAGAGGAAGCGAAGAGGCTGACCAAGCAGCTTCACGATACACAGCGGGCACTCATCGCCGAGTTGGGGAGCGTGTTCCGCGTCGCTACTGGCGAAGAACTGTGGATGATCCCCGAAGAGAACGTGCGCGGGTTCCGCGACACCAGCGATCACAAGCGCGCCGACAAGATGTATGAGGTGGAGCGCACCGCCGACGTCGACCTCATTGCTTTCGAGATGACCGAGAGTTTGGCTGACGCGATGGATGGCAGGTGGCGGCACCGCGAGTTGGTGTCGTTCCGCGGGATCCGGTGGGTGATAGACGGACTCGAGTCGTATCCGCGGAGCATAAACGGGCACATTCAAGCGGTGTACGGCCACCAGTTCACGGTCAAGCTGCGCGCCGTTGCTCGGAGCCGTTCCGATGGATGACGACAACAATCCGGTGATGGTTCGCGCACGCACGACCAGCGTCGCCGAGTTCGTGGATAAGTATTACGGCTCTAACCCGAGCCCGGTAGTTATGGATCCTCCCTATCACTTCGACAGGTTGGGCTTCGGTGAGCAGATCGTAAGCCGAGCAGGTCGCAGGCAGGGCCGCTCTTATCTGGAACTCTACAGTCCTCCGTTGATCGTCACCAACTCGCGCATGACGATGAGGATCCTGTTGCCGCCGGATAGCGGAAGCGACCTCCCCGCGCTGCGCGTCACGCGCGACGCCGTGGGCATGACGCAAGAGCGGATCCTGCGCCTGATCCATTTGCTGCAGTCGCCTGACAGGCGGAAGCGCAAGCGCGGATTGAGACTGTTTAGAGAGGAGTTCAAACGATGAATAAGGCAACCTACCGGCACCTGCGCCCGCGCGATGAGGTGTATAACATCCGCAACGCCGACGGCGAGTTCGTGCGTGTGTCGTCCTTCAGCGTCTACATGAACCTCAACCGCGTGCCGTCCAAGGCGAAGGGACGGAAGGGGACGCGTCGCGCGTGGAAGAGGGCCCACCCGCCGGGGATGCTCTCATACTTCTTCGATACGCCGTCGAGGATGTCGGTCAGTGGGTGACGATCGCGTGTCCCGCATGGCCGCCGTCCTCGTGCTCGCCGCCGGCGGTGAGATCCGGGTTCCGCTGCGCATGATCGACCAGGCGAAGCACATTCGCCTGCATCAGCGTGACGATCCGGCGAATGGGCAGGTGATCTATACCGCCACCCCGTACGATCGAGCAGTCGGCGGGCCGATCGTGGAGGGCTCAAGCGCCATCGAACATCAGCCGGAGATGAAGCGCTTGAACTGATTGCGGAGAGGCCGCCGCACTGCCATAGATGCAGCGCGGTCGATGGCCTCTGTGTCGTCTTGACGATGCGGTGCGACCCGCAAAAGGAAGGGCCCGGGGGAGAGATCCACCGGGCCCTTTTCTGTACCTATCTCCCGACGTCGGGAAGATGGTCAGGGTGCGGGGGCTGGAGCCGCCGCCTGGATCTTCGTCACGATGGTCAGGAGCTTCGCCGCGGCCTGCGCCTGCTCGGCTCGCGTGGTGGCCGTTCGTGCGAAGAACAGCGCCGTCGAGGCGCGTTCGTCCAGTTCCTTCAGCAAGATGACCGCCGGGCCGTTGATGAGGCCGCTGTCGATGCCGACCTTCGCGACTTCGCGCGCCGCCGTGTAGGCTTTCTCGGCGATCGAGACCGCGGCATCGGCCTTGACGACCACGCTACCCGAGACCGTCGTGATATCGGAGGCGGTGACCGGGTTCGACAATGTGGGGGATGGCGAGGAATTGACCGGCAATGTGGAAGCCGTCGCGATCCCGCCGGATGGACCGCAGGCCGCGAGAGTGGCAACTGCGATCAGGCTGAAGGCGCCTAGAAATCTGCGCATGGATGTCTCCTATCGAGTCGTACGATGCGTTCGTACAACTCGATAGTGACACGCCGCCGCGCCGCTGGCTATTCCAAGATCTCGAAGTGAGGGCCGTCGGTGAATGCCTTCTTGCCCGCCTTGCGACGTGCGGCCCCGTAATCCGCGACTGCCTTTTCCATCGACGCCGCCGCCGGCGTGATCTCGGAGATGTCGCGCCAGCATCCGCCCCACCGGATCTTCAGCGGCTTCTTCCTCGTGATCTCGCGCTCGGCGTTGATCTTGATGAGTGCGCGGCCGAGTGCGGCGGCGATCTCGTAGATCGGATCCCACTCCCACCGGAGCTTGCCGTTGATGTAGGGCACGAGATCCATCGCGTGACCGAGCCCGTCGCTCTGCTCACGATGCTTCGAGTCCATCGTCTGCGACACGCCGCTCTTCACGTACGCGCGCTGCTCGGCTTCGGTGCGCAGGCCGTCATGCACTGCGAAGTCCACGGGCGAGAACGCGATCGTCGCCTGCGCCAGTTCGATGAGATCCGGATGGACCCCCTTTAGCTCGGCAAGCGAGCGGCTACCTAGAATGAACGTCATCTTACTCTCCTCGAGGTGTCACGGCGGGCGTGCCGTTCGGATGTTCCCATCGCCCGTCGACATATTTCCAGCCGCCGTCGATCAGGAATTGCTTGAAGCTTTCCGGCTCACCGGCCGCTTGCCACTGCCGGTGCATCTCTTCGAACTCCGGCGTGTTGTTCGGATTCTTCTGTCCCCAAGCCATAGCTAGTCCTCATCGGCCGGCGGCGGGGTGCCCGGTCCTACCCACGCCCGCTTGCCCTGGTCCCATCGCCAGCCCTTTGCGCCGAGATAGTCCAGGAACGAATCCTGCGAGCCGCTGGTCGCATACTCGTGCTCTACCTGGTCGAACGTCTGACGCGGCGGCACGGGTAGGGCAGGCGACGTCGGTGCAGGATCAGGTGCTGGCACCACCAGCGCTTCGCTCGGCGCGGGCGCCGGGAGCGGCTCGAGGTTCGTGGCGTAGGCCGTCATCGTCGTCGATCCGGGCAGACTGAATTCCTTCGGGACGTCGGCCGCGCCGTCGACGGGCAATCCATGCAGGAACTGGTCGAGGTGCCGGCTGGTGACGACCGTCGGCTTGTCGAACTCAACCTTGCGCGTCGTTGTCTCGAGGAAGTCGACGGCCGAAAGCGGAGTCGACGGGTTCAAGGCGCGAACCGCTGTATCCGCCATGCGCTTGCGCGAATCGTCGTCGAGAGCCTCCTGCATTCCGGCCTTGATACGCGTCAGATTTTCCAACTGTGCGGAAGCCGGGTCACCCGCGTCGTGCGTGATGATGACCTCCGGCTCCGGCGCGCGTGGAGCGAGCACGCCGCCGCGGTGCAGGATGATCGGATCTACGAGACGCGTTGTCATTTCGCGCGCGCGCGTAGGAGGGGGCGCCGGGAACGAAGACTCGGCGACGACCTGGCTCTTCAGTGTCGCAATCGGCGAGGCGTCAGCGATCTCGACGTCCCTCGTCTTCTTGAACCACGACCGCTTCGACCGGATCCACAGCCAAGCCGGCGCACCGACGACTGTCCAGAACGTGATAGCCCACCCGATCGTATCGTCCTTCATCATCAGCGCTCGGATCCCGTTGAGATCGTGAGCACTGGCGAGGCGGAGCACGGCACCGGCGAGCATGATGCCGAAGAACATCAGCGACATCACGGTGATGAGGGAAGCCTTTAGTGGGCTGTCGTCGACAACATATTTCGGCGTGTTGTTCGCCGTCGGTTCGATTGGAGTCGGCATGATGGCCTCCGTTGTTGGAGGCCGATTGCTACTCGCTTTTCGCGCCGCCGTCATTCGGTGGCGTCATGCCTTTCAGGAAGCCGCCCTTGATGCCGTCGATGATCGCCATGAAGATCTTGGATCGCATGATGGACACCGTGCCAGCACCGGCCGCGCCGAAGCTGCCGCCGACCCAGAACGCGTTGCCTGCACCGACCTGGTGATCGATGATGAAGGTGACAGCGCCGACGATCGCGAGCCCGGTGACGGCCGCGTTGTAGCGCCAGAGCTTATACTTATCGCTCGCGCGCGTGATCTCACGGACCAGAAGGACCGTGAAGAAACCAACGGCCACCGCGAAGACGGGGACCGGGCCGATGAAGGGGATTACGGTCGGAGCTACGGCGTCCTTCTGCGCAACCACCGGCGCCAAGGTCGTCATTCCTACAACTGTCGATGCGGCTCCGTAGATCTTTGCCCCATACATTCTACCACCGCTTCCCCAACGCGATGCACAGGGTCACCGCGAAGATCATCGTAGTGACCCGGAATAGCTTCGTCATCCGGGCGCGTATCTTTTTGGGGCTGGATACAGGCATGCCGTCGAGCGCGGCGATGCGGACCATGCCCATGCAGATCGCAGGGTAGAACACGAAGACTATACCGATCCAGCCGAGCGCAGGGACCACGCGAAACGAGTCGATCCAGCGTTTGATGACCATGAAGGACGCCGCCAGAGCCGGGTTCTCTTTCCACGTTATCATCACTGCGACCTCCGGAGCCGAGCCGATCACGGCCGCCAGAGATGCGAGCAGGAATACCATACGCATCGCGAACAGCGGTTCGTACGGATACGACTCCTTTCGGCCCTGCCAGATCTCGGAGCACATCCACCCGAAGAGCATGCTTCCGACGACAGAGATCGTCATCAGGGAGAACAACGCCAACTGAAACTGCACCGTCGATCCGTCGAAGCTGCCGGGATACGGGCTCGAGATCGCGTCAACGGCCTGGCGGGGGAGGTCTACGTTCACCAGTCCGACCGATCGAGCGTGCGGATTGCCCAGTCCATATCAGGATCCGAACCAACCAGACGCCTAGCGCTGTCGATAGAAGCAATCCAATCGCGATAAGCATCCCGTATCCCTGGCGCCGAGACGCATCCGCAAAGCCCAATGAAACAGCCGTTGACCACCCAACCGAAGAGCGACCGGATGCCAAGCTCGGTCGAACCGTGAAGGAAGGTCGCGCCGCAAAACGCGACGTCGAACAGACAGATGACAAGCGCCCAACGGTAGCAGCGGTTGCCGTCGCCAATCGAGAATAGGTAGGCGAATAGGCCCGCGGTAGGCGCGATGAGGAATAGTTCTCGCAGTACCCGGAGGTGGAAGGGCAGGCCCGCGAAGAAGGACGCCGACGATACCAGTGTGAAGATCAGCAGCATGGCCCCTGCGAGGCGCGTTGCCGACCGGTGACGGTTCACGGCGATCACCGCCATCGCCATCATGGCGTAGGCAACCGCCTCGAGGATCCATGCTGCCGTCATCTTACTCGCCTCCGGCCGTTGGCATCTGTTCCTTCGGCTCGCCGCCGCGACGCTGCGGGCCCAGGTTGTCGATCTCGGCAATGTCCTCCGACGATAGGCCCAACGCTTCGCCGTGACGATAGAGCCCGGCTCGCATGCGCTTATGTAGAACTGTCGCCGCCTCGATTACCGCGTCGCGATCAGACTCGTCGATCGCGGTGTGAACATCGGCTAGCGCTTCCGCGATCCCCGTTGCCGTAGCCTTTGCATCCATGCCTAATCGCCTCCGTAAAAGCAGGGCGCGAGGATCGCACCCCGCCGGGAACCGATACGAAGTTTAGGTGTTGCGCGCCACTGCCGATCGTTTCGTGTTGCGTTTTCGATGCGTTGCGCACCACGTCTCACTCAAATCAGAGATTGCACCGTGAAGCTGCGATCGTAGAGCGGCGACGCCTTGTTGAGGAACGACTGTTTCGTCACCTCCCCGAACAGGATCCGGTCGTGCAGGAACGCACCCGCCTTTGTGTTGGGCACCACCAGCGCTGGCGACGTCGTCCCGATGGCGGAGAACAGGCGGCGGTAGGTCTCCGCCTCGCCCTCGCGCAGGTTCTGCAGTTCGAAGTCGACCGTGCGGCCGCGCTCGCCGCGCATACGGTCCGGTGATCCGAAGCGATCGCGCTCCAGCGTCGACCGGTCCAACGGGACTTCGTTCAACGAATTGGTCGCGATGTTCCGGGTCACCATTGCGAGGCCCATCACCGCGTAGGTGACGACCATCAAGTTGCCGGGCGTCTGACCCTTCACGACGATGCGCCAGTACCGCTTGATCGGAGCCGCGGGGAGACGGAACAGGCCGTGATACCCGGGCCGCTGGTCGAGGTTAGCGGAAGCTCGGAAGGGCACTGGCCCATAGCGGAAGTCGGGGTTGGCGCTTCGAGCGTTGTCCCAACTCCCGCCAGCGCTAATTGTGACCGTGCATTCCTCACTGGCATTGGTCGCCAGTAGCGCGACCGTGTCGATGGGCAACGATGCCGTCTCGCACTCCATAACATAGCCGTCGCCGTTCTGACGGATCCAGAGCGCCGCGGTGGGAGCATCGATCGAGAGCAGGCGAGCCGGGTGCCCAGCCTCCGGAGATGGGCAGGACCACTCGACCCGCTCGGGGATCACGATCATCGCCGGCTGGATCATGATGTTGGCGGGCGAGAGGTCGCGAGCTTGAACGGACGGGGTGAAGACGTTGAGGATGTTGCTCCACTTCCCTCGATCACCGTTAGCAAAGACGGACCGCGCTCGGATCCTGTAGCGACCCGTTTGGTTCATCCCGTTGAGCACAAGCTGACCGGCAATCTGAAACTGTACGAGGGGACAGATGCCACGATCGAGGTGCTCGCCGTACTGCACCTCGATCTGCACCGCGCCGTTGTCGTACTGCCCGATGCCGATGACGATCGTCGTCGGATACTGGTTGTCATAGGTGATGGTCGTCGGCATCGGCGGATCCTAGAACTGCGAGAGCGCGGCAACCATAGTGCGGATCTGGTCATCAGAGAACGTGCCGCGCCGATAGCCGAGAAACTCGATTGGGCTTTCGGCGGCGAAGTTCGGAATGTCCCGCTGTCCTACCGATATGCGGTCTAGGTTCGACGGATACCCGCCGCCGGGCCCGCGGATGACACCGCTTGCGGCACCTGCTGCAGTTAGCGCAGCGATGGTTGCGATATTCCCCTGGATACCAGCCGCCACCACCACTCGGCCGAGGCCGTTCATATAGTTGGCGGCTGTCTGCACTGCGCGGCCACCGCCGTTCGCGTTGATGACGAACTTCATGGCGCCATCGTTCTGACGCTGCAAATAGATGTAGTTGTCCCCCTGCCCGCTGATGAAGGCCAGCCATTGCCCTCCATTGATTGTCGCAAGCAGCTTGAAGTTGACTGCTGCGACGAACATCCAGTCTTCGTTCAACGGGATGGGGGAGCGCAGTTCCATTGCGTCTGCTGCAATATCAGCGGGCGCTCCCGTGGTTGGAATGAATGCAGTTTGAAACGCCGTCCTCGTTACGGAAAACGCTGACATTCGCATCACATAGTCAACTGTGGCGCCATTGGGGATCGTGACGTTGAAGTAGGACCACATTTTGGCGCTATTTGCGGGCAGCGGGCTGGAGGTAACAGAGCGCAACCCTTGGGTCGATGACAGCACCCCGTTCGTAATTGTTACGATCGTATAGCCGCCGTAGATCGTGTTCCCGTCAAGGCTGCGGGGACTAAGTTGATAGTTCACGCTGACACCGGGCACGAGGGTATAGCCTGGCAAGATCCGGACATTACCCGTCAGCGTCCAAACCTCCCCGGGAGCGCAGTTTGGGTACGCGGCGGCCGCCTGACCGTTAATCATCGGGTAGTTGTTATACGTTGCAGTGGCAGTTCCCGAATACCGGTAGTCGATATAGGGGAGGCCGTTTTCCATACCGATACCGACGATCGTACGCGTGATACCGTTAGTGGTGTTTGTCCCCCAGGTGGATAGATTAGTCGGCGCGACGCCGACCGCTGCACCTGCCCACATAGAGTTGAGCGCAGTGTTAGTAGCGTTCTGACGCGGAATGTAGCCAACGCCGGGAACGATCGCGGGGCTATCCGCGGGCACACCATCATACCCACCGAACGCGTTCTGCTCATACTTCGCGCCAGCGCGAGCAAACGAGTAAGTCGGTAGTTTGCTGACGTCTTTCGTGACGATCGGACCCGAACGGTAGAGGCCGTTCTTGAAGTCCATTGCCAAAGCAAAGCCATCGAACGGCATCGCCGACCCGCCGGCAAGGTTGAGAGATCCGAGACCCATCATTCTATCGTGCTCCTACCAGGCCACTACCTGTGTGCGCCGCCACTTGTTCGTATCGATGCAGACGTACAGCCAGTTCTCATCGGCGAACGACTGCCCCCTTGTGCCAGCCGCGGTAGCGGATGCAGGCGCGGCGTTGACCACCCGGCCGAGCAGGTCGCCGTCGTCCTGCGCGGTCGGATCCGCGTTGAACTTCACCCGGAGATTGCCGGTGCTGTAGTCGGCCCAGAGACGAAGGCGATCGCCGTAGATGATCGGCCGCGTCCAGTCCTGCGTATAGTTGAGGCGGCCGGTGGGCCCGACGTAGAACGGCGCACCCTGATAGGATCCGTCCGCGCCGAACGACTGGAACGTGAACGACCCGTCGGCGAGCGCCCCCATCTGGTAGCGGAACTTCTTGCCGACGAAGTATTGTGTAAGCGCGTTACCGTTGCCGTTGACCTGGTCGCCAAGCTGCAGGTCGCCGGTGAGGCGATGCGGACCGATGTTGCCGACCAAGGCATCGAACGACCCGAGAGGCGCCGCCATGCCGATGTTGGTTCGGAACGTGCGATCCCCGTCTTGGGCGTTGCCATAGTGAAAGCCGGCGTTGCCGGTATCGTTGACGACCTTGCCAAGGATCCCCTGCGCCTGGTTGCCGATGATCGAGCAGCGCGGCGACGAGGGCAGGTTCGCATGCACCATATGCTGCGTACCCTTGTTCGCCCCGGTGCGCTTGTCGGCGCAGGTGTTCTCGATGATATCGAGCGGGGTGTCGCCGCAACCGAAGATCTGGATCGCGCTCGAGGTTGCCGGATCGGCCTGCAACTGCGCCGCCGTGACAGGCACGCCGACGTTGATGAGACGATTGTTCGTGACGATGCCGGACGTCACCTCGAGGCGGAGCGCACCCTTGCGGCAGAACTTCACCGTATTGTCGGCGACGAAGATGTCCTCACTGCCATGCAGGAAGAGCCCGTAGCCGACTAGGTCGCTCTCCACCGTGTTGCCCACAACGCGGCCGCCGCGCACACCCTTCGTGTCGCCGAGCGAGATGACGATGCAGTCCGTACCCGAGATGTACGTCCCGTTCATGTCCTCGTAGTAGTTATAGAACTTGTTGTTGAGGACTTCGACGTAGCCGTAATTGTACGACTGGAAGATGCCCTGGTAGATCAGGTTCGACTCGAACACGAGGCCGCGAAGGCTCTCGTTATACTGGTTGTTCGGATAGCCCGTGTAGACGATGCCGCACACCGCGCGCCGAAGGTGCTTGCGGGCGTCCTCCGCCTGTTGCGAGTTGCTGGCGAACTGCGGGTAGCTCTCCGGCGGCAGTCGGCCGCCGCGGAAGTCGAACGTGTTGTGGTGATACCAGTGGTCAATGAGCAGGCCGTCGGGGGTGAGCACCTCCGGCGTGATAGCCCCAACCCAAAAGCCATCGCCATAGAAGCGGCAGTATTTGATCTCGCAGTTGCGCGAGACACCGATGCCGACACCGATGCCGAACAGGTCGTGGAAGCTGCAGGTGTCGACCATCAACGTGTTGCTGACGACGGGTGCGAGGATGTTGTTGTTCACCTTCGCGCCGTAGTTGTCGAACATGCTGATGCCGTTGCCGACGAACCCGAAGAACTCGCACGACTGGAAGGAGACGCGCTCCCACTGGCCGAACGTGACGCCGTGCCCGTGCTGCCAGATGCGGCCGTCGTTTGTGTTGGCCGGGTAGATGGCCTTGTTCTGCGCGGGCATGTTGCCGTTGAGCACGAGGCCGAAGAAGCTGATGTCGCGCAGGACGGTCAGTTCCCACCACGGGTGATAGAAGATACCGCCCGGGTATGCCCGGCCGCCACTCATCTTCACCTCTGCACCGTCCGATGCCCAACTCACGCCGGGGAGCGTCTTGATGATCCCGCGCTTGAAAGGAACGGTGCTGTTGTCGGCAAGCGTGAACGACCCGAACACGAACTCATCGTCCGCGAGGATGTACGGGTTGCCGGTGAAAGGCACGAACACGGTGCCGCCGCCGTTGAGGGCGCACATCGCGTTCGCCATCTTGAACGCGGCGGAGTCGTTCGTGACACCATCGCCCTTCGCGCCGCCGGCGTACTGTGCATCCGCGACGTTGAAGATCTTGCTGGTACGGGACAGCGCGGCGGCAACGGCATAGCCGCCGGGCACGCGCGTCACCTCGACAGCGACACCGTTGACCTTCTGGTAGATGATCGAGGCGGTCGAGATGTTGTCGCCGACGACAGCGAAGTATCCGTTCGCCGCGGTTGCCGCGACGCCGCTTGCTGTGTTGGCATAGAGCACGCCGTTGACGAATACCTGCGCGGTAACGGCCGCCGTCTGCGCCTGGTCACGCCACCCTGCGATCGCGACACCGGCATCGGCGGCGGCCTGCGCGCGAGTGCCCTGGATCCCTGCTCGATCACCCTGGTTGCGAGCATACTCGGCGGCGGTGAAGCCCTCCGCTTCGGCCGTGACATGCGTCTCGAATAGCTGCTTGAAGTTCCGGTTGGACTTAGCGGCAAACGTCCGAAGCGGATCACCCGTGCCGTCGTCGTCGAACGTGCCTGTGTTAATCTCTTCCCGAAAAATAGGCATCCCGAAATCTCCGCCGATCTACTCGGCGCGGCGTATCACGTTTCGTCGGAGGTGTGCGAGGTGTTGTCGACGTGGATGATCGTCGAGTCCGCGGTGGCGCGCGTGGCGGGCGGCGGGAGCGGCGGCATGCCCACTAGCTCAACCGCATACTTGTTCATTTCGAACAGGAAGCTGTAAGCGCGCACCACCGTTCGGGCGGTGATCCCACGACTGTCGTCGACGACCGTGAACGCGGGGACGGTCGGCGCGATCGGGACGTCGGTGCCGAGCCCTAGTCGATCCGCAAGCTCGACGGACTCGTGAACGCGACCGACCATCGATCGAACTGCAAACCGCTCCTGGAGCATGATAAGCCCGTGTTCCCGACTGTCGAACATGCTCTCATACTCGACGCTGTCCGCGTCCGGATGGCTGGCGTGGATGTCCTGGCTCTCCACGGTCAGCACCACACCGTCATTGGTGAAGCGGGCGATGTCGTCGGGCTTGGCGGTCACGCGTCAACTCCTGCAGGCCATGTCACGTTCGCCGCCGCCTTAATGGATTCGGGCGTGACGGCGGAGCGGATAGCACGCTTGGCGGCCGTCGCGACCGCCTCGATCTGGAACACGACAGCGTTCGCACGGGCGGCGCCAGCGGTGAAGCGGTCGAGGATCTCGATCAGCGTGCCGCCGCCTTCCTCTTGCTCCGCCATCGCCGCCGGGAACCGCTCCCATGCTTGGGAGGGGGATAGGTTTTCCACGTCTTCGCGCGCCATGCGGGCGTAGCGGTCGACCTCTCTGCCCTTCTGCGCATAGACGATCGCCTTTGCGGTGCCGGCGGTGAGCACCACCTGTTGCCGCTGCTCGCGCTCCTGGTCGATCACCTCCATCGCCCGGCCGCGAACGGCGTCGACGTCGCACGTCCACGTCCCGTCCTCCGCGATCGTCTCCACCTGCAGGTCGCCGCGCCGCACCGCCTCGATCACCTGCTTGCCCTCGACGTCCTCGCCCTCGAGCGAGCTCACCTGTCGAACGACGTCGCCGTCCAGGATCACAAACCACTTCTCGCTCATCGACCGGATCCTGTGACGACGCCGCTCGGCGTGGTGGCGCTGTTGCCCACCCGGCGGGTGATGATGCCGAACTCATACATGGTGCCGGTGACCAGTCCGGAGAGCAGGATGTCGGCGAACTGCAGGTAGCCGTCCTGACTGTCGAAGTCCGGCGAGCCGTTGCTGTACGCTTCGTTCCCGTATTCCTCGCCGCTCGCGTCCGTCCACCCGCTACCGGATCCGGCCACGCGGTAGACGACCTTGACGAACAGCGTGGCGGATCCGCGCTGCTTGCCGCCCCCGATAGGCGAGGCGGAGTAGTTGAGCGAGGCGGAGAACTTCAGTCCCGCTTCCGTCGCGGGCACCTGCGCGGTGAAGGCGGGCGCCGCGGGATAGGTGGCGGTCCCCACACTGGCGAACTGTGTGATGTTCGCCGACTGCGGACCGACACCCCCGCCGCCTGCAGGGGGCGCCGCCGCGTTCAAAGTCACCAGCACGCGGCCGGTGTATGTCTTGTTGTTGTAGACGCCGCGGATGTCGACGTACCCGCTGGTCCGGACAGCGTTGATCCGGAAGGATCCGTCGGCATCGATCGTGGCATCGCAACCCGACGTAACCACCGACCAGGCGACAGCGCCCGTCACGTCCGCGGATCCGACGACCAGCGTGGCACGGCCGCCGTACGGAAGCTGTCCGTCGTTCGGCACGTTCATGTAGTTGGCCTGGAACGTGACCGCGCTAATGGTTGTCTTCAGCGTGGCCGTCGAGGCGTCGCGCAACAGCGTCCAGAACGCGTTCGTCTCCTCCGGCAACTGCGGCGGCGCAGTGGCGTGATCCCATGCGAGGTCGCCGATGCGGATCCAGCGCGCGCCCTGTGATCGTACCTGGTCGCCCTTCGCGTAGTTGGCCTGCGGATCGTACGTCGACGTCGCCGCATAGGAGTTCGCCAGTTGCTCCTTCGTCGGCGGCTTCAGCCGTTCCCAGTACGCGTCTTTCACCACAGGATCCGCCGGCGGCCGGTGCCCCGCCGATGGATCCGCGTTGATGTAAAGCCACTCCGCGCCGTCATCGGTCCATACGGTGTGCCCGGCGCGGTAGATGTCGCCGTTGTCGTAGAGACCGCGGGGGACGAAGTCGTCTTCGAACAGGATCTCGTCTCGCCCGAGCACGCGCACGGGGCGCGCGGTCCGCACCTTCATCTGCCAGATGGGATCGATCGGATCCGCAACCTGCCAGTCGGTCACGTCGGGTTCGTTGTAGCCGTCGCGGGTGAGCGTCGCGACCGTCTTGCCACCGAAGGGCCGCGTGACCGCGAACTTGCCCTGGAAGGTGACGATCGGGACCGCGTTGCAGGTGTCGGCGACCAGTTCGACGACGTCCTTCACCTTCACCTGGTCAGCCGTCCAGTAGTGGAGCGGGAAGGGCACCGCCTTATCCAGCGCGGACAGCGTCGCATCGATCACCAGCGCGGCAGGCACGGCGGCGCGTACCAGCATCAGGTTGCGTAGTAGCTGCCCGGGGGATCCGTTCCGGAACTGCGCGTTGCAGGTGATGACGCCGGTCGCCGGAGCGCCGAGACCGATCAGACCTTGCGCAATGCAGGTGGCCCACTGCCCTTCCTTGACCGCCTTGCTGTCAATCGCGGCGGCGAGCGCGCCCCACGTCGGATAATCGCCGGCCGATGGACCGAAGTCCGACCCGCCTTCGAACAGCGCGTCAATCGCGATCGTATTGTTGTAGCCGTCGATCTGCCCGATGTTCCGGATCGTATCGAAGAACGTCACCTCGACGCTGTCGCACTTGCCTGCGCCATAGGGGCGGAGCGTGCCGTACTTCTCCGGATCCCCGCCCTCCCCGCCGTCGCCGCTAAAGGTGGCGGTGAGCAGGTCGACATCCAGCCGCCGCGCCGACGTCGTGCTATTCAGGGTGAGAGACCCGTCGGCGAGGGACAGTTGCGGGCGGGTAACCAGCCCGTCGAACTCGATCGGGGCGGGCCATACCAGTTCGTCGGCGCGGTAGATCGTGATCGGGGCGCCGACCCAATAGAGGGACTTGGCGTCGACCTTGCGGATGCTGTTAGTCGCCAGCTTCATCGTCGACGTCGCCGGCCGGATCCCCGCCGACATATCCAGTGACATCAGTTCGATCGATCCGCTCGGCCGCCCCGTCTTGGCGAACGCCGGCTCCCACTCGAAACCGCCGAGCCCCATCGCAGGGGAGGACGGTGCAGATCCTATGCGGACGTCGACCCGTTGTTTCGTGACGAGATCCAGGGGGCGGATGAGGACAAGGATGGGGAACATCCTTGCCTCATATCATCGTCCCGCGGCCGCTGGCAGTAGGTCAATCGCCGAGTAGCCGCGGCCGCTCTCGGTTGCGCCGCCGCCATTGTTGACCGCGCCGATCAACTCATTGAGCTTTCCGACCAGGGCATCCGTCCCGCTCTGCACCGCCGACGTGGTCTCACGCTGCCCACCGCTAAGGCCAGCGATCGTCGACGCGACCGAGTTGTCCTGTGTGAATGGCGACGCGGGCAACGTGCTGATGTCGGTCGATCCGGCGTTGTCGCGTGCCTTCGTGAGCAGGGTGCGTAGGGACTCGAAGTCGTTGAAGAACGACTGGCTCGATCCGTAGATAGCCCGGCTGGCGTCCTGGAAATTGCGTGCCGCGGCGAGCAGGTCGTTTTGGTCGACCGCCTTGCCCGATGCGATATCCGCCTTGAACTTGCCCAGTTCGCTCGCCGCGTTGTCGTACGTGGTGCGCTTGTTGAGCGGGGACGACGCGCCACCGACCATGTCCTTCAGGAAGCTATTGATCGCGTCGGCCGCCTGGTTGGTAGCCTGCTTGATCGCCGCCTCGCGCTCGAGGTCGTAGAGCTTCTGCGCGTCTGCGAACTGCGCGGCCGATGCGCCGCCCTCCTTCAGGTACGAGATCAGGTTCGTGAACTCATCGTTCAACTCGCTAACCGCGTACTTAACCGGATCGGTGATCTGCAGGAGCCGCTTCGGAATGGACTCGATCGCGGTAGCCTTCGCGAGCGCACGCGACAGGTTCTGACCACTGGCGAGGATCTTCTGACTTGCGGCAGAGATCCCTTTCAGCACGCCATCCTTAATCGCGTCCTGGATGGCGAAGTTGACCGCTTCCTCTTCGGTCTCGAATGCCTGTACGCCCGTGAGCTTGCCGGATCCCGACGTGTCGACGCGGTACGCGCCCGCCTTGTGGCCGGGCCGGTAACCAATCGAGACACCGAAGTCGCCGATCTTGGCGCCGAGCGATTCCGCGATCGACTGGAGACCAGACGCGACGGATCCGCCGAGCGCATCAGCCTGCGCCTTCGCCGCGCTACCGGTGCCGACCGCGCTGCGCCCCTCGAGCACGCCGTACTGGTCGGTCCCGATCGTCGACGACGCCTGCTTGGTCTTCTTGAACAGGCCGCCGATTGTACCGCCGATCAGCCCGCCGATGAAGCCGCCGCCCGGGATGCCTGTCAGCCCCCCGATCGCGCCGCCGACCTGCGCGCCGGTCTTAGACTGCTTGATCCCGACCTTCTCGGCGATGCTCGAGGCGAACGCGCCCTGTCCTGCGCCCTGCAGCGCGGTGCCGAAGCTGTCGCCGATCTTGCGGAAGAACTGCGAGCCGCCGACGACCGTGCCGTCCGCGTTCGTGATCCCCTTGCCAGTGATCTTGTTGACGATGCCGTCGAGACCCTTGGCGACAGGAGCGAGGAAGCTGGAGCCGACCGTGTTGTAGACCTGCTTTGCGTTGGGCAGGCCGCCGGCGAGGTTCGGCAGGAACGGACCGCCGGTTGCGGTGGGCGTTCCCCCGATGTTCGGCGCGTCGAGGATCCCCTTCGCGAGCTTGCGCCCGACGACCAAGATCTCCGCGCTCTCCGAGCCGCTGGCCGGTGCGTCGTTATCGTTGCTCGGGATGCCCAAGCCGCCCGGCGCCTGGATGCCGTCGAGCCGCGCGGCCGCACCCGTTGCCGCCGCCGTGAACTGCTCCAGCGCGGACACGCCGCGGCTACTCCCGCTGGTGAGGTTGTCCACCGACGATCCGAACTTGTCGATCGCGACGTCGACGGACGACTTGCCCGACAGCATGGCGCGGAGCTTCTCATCGCTCCCGGCGAACAGCTTCTCAACCAACTGGCGCGCGTTGATCCGAGCGAACTGTGTGCGGAAGTCGGCGAGCGCGGACTTGAACAGGTTCTTCGGGTTCGCGCCCGTCTGCAGGCCGACGATTAGTTGCTCGGCGGTGTCACGGGCATTGTCGAGCGCGCCGGTGATGGTGCTGACCACACGCTGACGTGCCGCGAGCGCATCGTTGATCCGGAGTTGCTGGCGCTCATTGGCGATGAGCGTCTGATACTCCGCGTTCGACAGCTCATTCCCGCCGTCGAGCAACTGGTTGCGCTTCTCGAGGGCGGCCGCCTCGACGTCGCGACCCTGAAGCTGCAGCGTTGCAACCGCGATCGCGCGCTCCTGGTCGCGGAACAGGTCGTTGATCGGCTTACGGAGACCTTGCTGGATCCGCTGCGCATCGGCGTCCGCGATCTCCTTCGTGTAGAGACCACGGCCGAGCGGGTTGGCGTCCGATACCTCTGCGATGCCGTCGACCAGATGACCGATGTTCTTCTGCAGGTCGTCGATCTGGTCCCGCGCCTTGTCGATCGCCTTCGGGGCTTCGTCATAGTTGCCGAGAATGTCGCGACGCTTCTCACCGCGGCCGGGCGCGGCCTTCTCTTCGCGCTCGAGGTCGGCAAGCCGCTGACTGGATGCGCTATGCGACGCCGCCGCTGACGCGTCGATCTTGTTGATCTCATCGTCATAGGTCTGGAGGATCTTGATGCGCGCATCGAGAAACGCCTGCGAGTTCGTGTCAGGATTTGACTTCAGGAGCGCTTCGCTGGCCGCGTCGCGCCGCGCGAGCGCTTCATCCTTCGCGTCTTGGACGGCATCGCGTGCGGCCTTTCGCTCCGCCGTGCGCCCCTCCGATGCAGACTTGCGGGCCGCGGCCTGGCTGGAGACCGCCGATGTGACAGCCTGATAGGCCGCCGCGAGACGGTGTTGATACGCGGCGTCATCCTCGCCCGCGTTCTTGCCGTTCGCCTTGGTCTGCGCGAGCGCGGCGCGAGCACGCTGCACTTCGGTCTGCGCCGCCTCCGCCCGGGCATCCGCATCGATCTGTGACTTCGAACGCGCCTTCGTTCCGTTGCCGGTGGTCTTGACCGGCTCGCCGAACGCACGGTTGAGATCCCCGTCACGCGCACGCCCCTGAATGACGCGCCGCGATGCCGCCGCCTGCCCGACGTCGTCGATGTTCTTGCGCAGGTTGTCGAAGAGACCGCCGAGATCCTGCGTTGCACCCGCCAGCCCGGGGACCGCACGGCGAACGCCTTGGTCTGCCAACACACCCTGAAGGGCCGGAAGGGATCCCTTCTCGCCACGCTGGAATGCGGCAAGCGCGGCGGCGACGCGACGCTGCTCGGGCGTGCGATCGTTCTCTTGCGTGTTCGACAGGTTGGCCGCGCGTGCGACGGTCGTGCCGATAGTGGTCCGGTTGGAGTTGAACTGCGCGATCGATGCGCGGCCGCTGTCCGTGACCTTCTGCTGCACGGCCAGACGCTGCAGTGCGCCCACCTGGTCGTAGATCTTACCGGTGCCGCGATCGATGACGTTGGCGAAGCTCCGCTGCGCGTCCTCATGCTTGCGCGTTGCGATCTCCGCCGCCGACTCCGCGGTGGCGAGGAGGTAGACGGCGGTCGCGGCGAGAGCGAATGCGATGCCCCACGGGCCACCAAGGAACGACACGAGACCGCCGGCGGCTCCGCGCAGTAGGCCGACCTGCTTACCGGCGAACGACGATGCGCGGGCAAGCGACTGCGTTGAGGCGGCGGCGCGCGCATTCGCTGCTACGCTTGCTTCGGTGATGACGGTCGCGCGCTGGCGAAGAGCGGCCGACTCCTTCAGCGAAGATCCAAGCTCCTTTTCGGCCGCGATCTGCTGACGTGAAGGCCCCACCTGTCCAGGCACAACGTCGAACGTGGCGCGGCGGATATCGGTGCGGGCGAGCGCCTGACGTTGCCGCTCGAGCGCTATCGCTTCGGTGATCTGCACCTGCTCCGCGGCAAGCGCGGCGATCTCACGCTGATGCTGCGCGAGGGATGCCGCGGCGGATACCTTGCGCGTCTCGGCAAGCGCTACGGCATTGGCGCGCAGGGCGAGGAACGATTGCGCCGCGGTGGCACCCTCCGAAACCAGCCCGCCGAGCTTGATCGCAGCGAACGCGGTGATCGCGCCGCCGGCGAGGGCGATGATGACGCGCAGGTTCTGCGCGACCAGCGTCAAACCATCGGCGAGGGTCGAGGTGAAGCCGATGGTCTGGTCGATCCGGCCGACCTGCACCGTGAGCGAGTTGCTGAAGTCCGTCCCCGCCTTCGACAGCGTGTTCGGCACGCGCGCCGCCATCTGGTCGATGTACGATGCCGAGCGGCGCAGCGCATCCAGCACTTGTTCCGTTGACAGCTTCCCGGCTTCGGCAAGTTGTTTGAACTTGCCTAGCGAGACACCGATCGTCCCATCGGCATCCTTGTAGCCCTTCAGGATCGCTTGGAAGAGGACGGGCGCCTGCTCCTTCAGCGAGTTGATCTCCTGGCCCGCGGACTTGAAGTCGCCGGACAGTGCCTGGCCGAACTGTGTTAGCGCCGCGTCGCGCGCCTGGGAGCTACCGCCGCCGACAGCCGTCGCCTTCGTGGCGAGTTCGGTGACCTGCCCGATGCTGCGCCGCGTGAGACCAATGTTTTGCCCGACGGTGGTCAGGCGGGTGTAGACGTCGACGACGGGCTCGAGCGCGCTGCGCGACCGCTGCGCGATCCCGATGATGTCGTTCATCGCCGTGTTGACGGACTTCTGCGTATCGAAGAACGGGCGCACCCGCGCCTCGAGGTTCGCATAGGTGCTGGCGGTGCGGCCGAGCGCGAACACGGTGGCGCCGAACGCCGCTAGACCAAGCTGCAGGCCGGTGAGATCCGTGACCGCCCGGGCGAGCGTACTGATGCGGCTCGAGACCGGATCGAGTCGACCGGACACCACGTTCAACGCGGTCGACGTGGTGGTCAGGCTGGCGGCGAACCCGCGCTGTCGATTGGCGGCGGTGGTGGTCTCGCTCGCTTGCCGGCGCGTGGCAGTCGCCAGCCGGGTCGTCGCGCGCTCCGCTTCCGCCGCCGCGGTGACCATCGTCCGGGTCGCTGCCGTGCGCTGTGTGAGGGCGGTGGTCGCCGCCGCCGCGCCCGTGGTGCCGCGCCCACCTAGAAGATTGGCAGTCGCACGGGTGGCCTGCTCTGCGGCGCGCGTGATGGTGGCATAGCTCGAGGTGGCAATCGTCGCCTGGCGCTTGAAGGCCGCCTCGAGACCGGGATCTTCTTGGGCATTGATGTAGGTCGTGAACGTAGCGGCGCGCACAGGCATAGCTCCCTGGTACGCGGTCGATGGCTATGTCGGGATACGCGAACGGCGCCACCGTTGCCAGTGACGCCGTCTGTTTGCCGCGAGGCGGATTTGAACCGCCGGCCCCCTACTGACACCGCCCGAAAGCGGCCGTTGTGTTCTACCGGACTGAACTACCGCGGCATGAGGTGGGCCAGTCGGGGGCGTCCATACCCCCTCCCGTGATGTCTCCCGCAGGGAGCCCTACAGACATCATCCGCTGTGGCTTTATGCAAAACCCCGGTGAATTATGCAAATACGAAACGGGCCCCGGATCAACTCGGGGCCCGCGCTACGTCAGTGGGAAGCATCCACCGGTGCTGACATCGGGTGACCGTCATGGGACACCGCCACCCGCTGCTGCGCACGATATGCGCTCTACTTGCGCAATTCCGCAAGAGCTTCCTGCATGTATTGCGGCACCCGGCGCGCGTAGAAGCCGACGACACCATCCTTGTTGAACCGCGCCGCCCGTCGTGTGACCCGGATGCCGACGAACGCGATCACTTCCTTGGCGACGATTCGCGTTCGCGTGCGGCGAGGTCCGAGCGCTTTTGCGCGCCCGGTCTTCGGTGACAGCGACACGCGCTTGATAACCCAGATGGCCTTGTTGTCGCCGAGCGGCCGGAACTCCAGCGGTCCGATCGTCGTGGTGAGGCCGCTGTTACGATAGGTCTCCGGCGTCGTGCGAACGCGACGGCCGCCCGACATGACGAACCGCGGCACGGCCTTCGTCGGGAACGTCAGCCACTGCTTGCCGGGCCCGGGGCGGATCGTGGATCCGCGGCTGTAGGATTCGAGCGCGCCGCCCGCGAGGCTTTCGTCCCCGCCGCGCGCGAAGATCACGCCGTAGGGATCGCCCTTGTTCCGCTCTCGCTTGGTGCTGGTCTGTCCGACGGCGCGGGAGAGGCGTCCGAGACCGACGCTCTGGATCCTCTCCTGCACCCCGCGCTGCGCATCCTTGGACGCGCGGTCAGTTGCGATAATGGCGGCGGCGCGTAGATCCTTTCGGTACGCCGCCGCCGCCCCTGTGTAGACCTTGCCCGGGTCTATCTTGATACCTGCAGTGAACTTCATTCCCGTGGCTCCGGCTCCGCCTCGAAATAGTTGGCGACTATGTCCAGGGCGCGGAGCAGGCGCACCGGTTGGTGGATCAGTCCACGACCGTCAGGGAAGGCTTCGCCGGACTCGATTCCGGTGCCGCTTCGGAGGCGATGGTAGAGTCGGACGACCTGTCGGTGGTCTTCTCGGATCCGACGTCGGGGGCTGGTGTAGAAGACGATGTCGTCGAACTCCCACCACTGTCGGCCTGGCCTACGCTCGGTTCGGTCGAACCACTGGGGAGCGGCAGATTCTCGTGCCGCGAGCCGGAGTTTTTTTCCTCACCCCCATCCAGGATGTAGAGCCGGTTCACGAACGTCACCAGTTCATCCCAAGACGTATCGTCGACCTTCTCCCGGAGGGCGTTGACCGCCTCGAGGGAGATCGCACGCGTGAACCGGTCGCGCTCGATCGGCACGCCCGTCTCGAAGTTCACCGCCATGACGTGGATCCGGAGCAGGAGCATCGCGTTGCGGCGCGAGAAATCCATGTTCGCCGCGGCGAGGTTCCGGAGCTTCTGACTACGCATCATCATGTCCGCGACAGTGAGCTCCATGCGGGCGCTCTCACGGACGGTAATGATCTTCGGCGGTAGTTCGGCACGCGGGCGCGGCGGCGCACCCTCTGCCTCATCGGTGATGCGCTCGATCTCTTGTTCGTTCCATTGATCGATCGCGTTGTCGTGCGCCGTCTGGCGGAGCCAGCACCCGTCGAGGAAGTTCGCCTTGTCTTCGGCGACCGCTTCGTTCTCCAGCGGATCCCACTCGCCTTCGTGACCTTCTGGCCGCCAGTCGACGTTATAGAGTTCCTCGATCATGGTCGCGCGGATCTGCTCTTGCGTGACCTGTGTGAGTCCCATCGACACTAGGCGCGAGCTAATCTGTTCACGCTCTACGGTCGTCGGCACCGCGATCGTGAACCGCTGCGGCGTCGGGTACTTCTCGCGCATGCTGATGATGCTGCTCTCGACGTAGAGACGATCGTCAGCGATGCGCATCTTCTCCTTCTCGATCGCGTCGGCTTCTTCCTCGCAACCGGGATTGTCCCGCTCGCTGTCAATGCGGCCTTCGCGCCGCTTAATGTTTAGAGCGGTGATGCGGCGCGCGATCGCCTGCTCATCCTTCTCGACGATCGCCATGCGTCGGCGGGTAAATGCGTCGACGTCCTGCACGCTCGGAATGAACTCGATCGGCTGCAGTGCCGTCGCGTGAATGTATGGTGCTGTGGTCAATATGGCCTCCTGATGTGCGAAGGCCCGGCGGATTGCTCCACCGGGCCCGGCATTACTAGATCGCTGGCCGAGTCGGCACTAGCGATAATAAATCACCACCAGAGCGTCAGCGCCGCCGCCTTGTCGACGTCCACCGTCACGGCGTCGCCGGTCAGGTTGACGTAGCCGTTGCGGTCGCCAGGGCTGAAGGGGTTGAGCACGATGTTCGGCTCGATGAAGCCCCAGTTGTTCCCCGAGCCGAGACCCCAGGTGGACATGACCGGCATGACCGTCTGAAGATCCTCTCGGCCGTGGAGGTCGAAGTCGGTGACCGCCATCTGGTTGAGGTCGAGCGCCGTGGTGCGCGAACCCGAGATGATGTCGAACCCGTCCTGGCCGGCGGCCTGGTTCTGGTTCGAAGCCGCCGCGAGGGTCGTCGCTTCCGTAAAGGACAGCGACTGATGACCGAGCTTCACGCGGTCGAGGTAGAACTTGCCGTTGCGGGCAGGTGCCACAGGGACCGCGAGGATCGACGTCGGCAGGACCGGCGTGGTGTCGTCGACGATCGCCACGACCGTACCGCGCCCAGAGAACGTAATGTCCGGGAAGCTGGTGTTGGCTTCGTTCGCAACCGGGATGGTCACGGCGAGCGAGGCGGGGGCCCAGTCGCGGTAGTCGTACCGCTTCTTGTCACGCCAGATGGACACCGACGCGACAGGCGGCGGCGTGGTCAGGGTGCCGAGCACGTACGACAGATACGCCGGGATGGTGTAGTTGGACGCGGCGGCCGGTGCTGATGCCAAGGTCTCGCCAAGCAGCGCGGTCTTCGACGCACCGATATAGTCGCGGATGATCGTCGTCCCCGCCGCGCCGTTACCCGGGCCGGTCGTGGTGTGCTGCAGCGGAGCGCCGAGCAGGAAGTCGTCGACCGCGGACTCCGTGTTAGCGAGCAGGAACGTCGTGGTGGTGCCGCCCGCAACCGCCGCGGTGCGAGCCGCCGCCAGTCGCTGTTCGGCCCAACCCGCCGTCTGCATGATGCGGCCCATCGGCCACGCGTTTGCGGCCGGAGGTGCCGCACCGCCCGGACCGCGCATCGGGAACGTAGCGCCGAGCGTCGACTGCTTGCCGAGATAGACGCGAGCCGATTCCCAGATGGCGCCGGTCGACGTGGGATCGTCTACCGAGATTACGGCCGTGGTGTTGGTGGGTGCCGAGACGGCGAGCAGGTCGGTCGCGACCGCCGGCTGTACGAACGTGCCGACGGTCGCCTGCAAAGCGACCGCCATCGCAACGACACGAGAGCGATGGTTCCAAGCCAAGTTACTTACTCCTTCGGGCTGTCGGCGACGGCAACCGCATCAGCGGCAACCTCTGCCTGTTGGTTGGTGAGGTCGGCGCGTTCGTCGCTACCGTCGAGCCCAAGCTTATCCGCCTTCTTGGCGTCGTAGACCTGGATCGTTTCCTTCACGCCGAGATCCTTATTGGCGACCTCGACGAACTTGTACCCGGGGATGTCCCGAGCGTCTTGCTCTTTGGCGACGTTATCCGACGCGGTGTCGATCGCCTTTTCGACGTTCTCCGTATAGTCGGCGGCCTTGCCCTTCGCAGCACGATCGAGATCCTTTTGCAGGGCCTCCATGTCATAGCTGCCAGCCGGCAGGGTCACCGGGCTGGAATTTGGGTCGCTCATCCGTTTTCTCCTGCGGCTAGAAGGACGTTCTCATCGTCCGAGCGCACGCGATATAGCACAGACAATGCGCGCGTCATGCGCCCTTCATCTGGCGTGCTGCGATCGTCCGGCTCGAGCGCCCCGATGCTAATCCAGTCGCAGTAGCCGCCGAGCCACGAAGGGACATTTTGATCGCGGAGAGAGTCGACGAATACGGCGATGACAAGCATCAGGACTTCCATCCCGGTGTCGTCTACGCCGCTCTCTTCAGTTTCGAGATCTACGTCTGCCTGCACGTCGACGACCATCTCGCGCACAAGCTCCCACTCATTGCGCTGTAGCTCGGTCGGTTGCGGCTCGTCGGATACCAGGATGAGAGTTACCGCGGGCTTCTCGCCGCGGACAGGATTGCGATTGCGCGCGTGGCGCACCTTGACCGCCTTGCTGACAATGCCCGCCTGGCGGAAGTCGGCGGCACGGCCGCGATCGGCCATCATGCGAAGGAGGCGGATAGGCGGCGGGGTCTGCAGCATCATCATCAAGCTTTCTGCACGTCGAAGATCCAGTAGCGGCCTTCAGTTTCGGGGATACTTCCGGAGGGCTGGAACGATCCCGGCCCGAGCTTGGGATGCTGGATCCGATCCGACCGGAGCGGTTCGTCCGTGCCGATGAGATCCATCGACACCTTGACGCGCGTCCGGGATCCGAGCCCTTCGTCGATCTCGTCAATGTTGCGAGGCGCACCGAAGAACAGGACGAACCCGGGGATGCTGCGTTCGGCCGGCGGAAGGTCTGTGTCGCCGAGCCACACGCCCGCGCGCTGGTAGCGGATCCGGTCGCCGACGCCTCGATCGACGTTGTCGTCTAGGATCTTCGAATACTTATCCCAGAGGCTGTCGAACGGGGACATGGGCGCGTCTCACAAAAAAGGCCGCCGACGCATAGCGCAGGCGGCCCTTCGTGACGAGATACGGCTTATTGAGATACCTGCGTCGCTGGAAGCGCCAATGCATAGACCTGTGTCCCATTTGGCGCGAGGATTGAGATCGGCGAACTAAGCAGAGAGAGGGTCAATATCCCCTGCCTGCATTGGGCCGAGAACGCCGTGTTGGTCGAGGAGATCACGATACAGTCGATCGCCATTGATCCGGCGGGACCGATGCCGGTGAAAAACATCGGGTAGGACGACGCGCCCGCGGGTAGCGGCGTCGACCAGGTGCCGCCGATCAATCCCGTCGTTCCGGAGACGGTAAATATACCCGAGCGAGTGATGCGCGGGTTTGCCGCATCGCCGCGACGAAACGTCATCGTGGCGCCTGGAGCGCCGCCGGGCATTTCTGTCGGTGGCACAGTATCAGCGGCAACCGGGATCTTGTTTTCGATGTCCGCAATTCGCGCCGCCGTTTCGGGGGACAGAGGAGCGACGCCATTGACGAGAGCCTGTCCACTAGCAGGCGCTGTCGCGAGCAATGCTGCAACCGCAATTAAGAACGATTTCATCACATTTCTCCCTGGCAAAGTCTCTTATTCGCTGTAGCGACCGTTGAGATATACGTTGGTCGCCGCGCCGCCGCCGGTATTGTTAAACATGCAGCGATTGTAACGGAAGAAAATACCGTTCTGCGTCGTCGAAGCTTGCCCCGCGGTGGCGGCCGCAACTACCTGCGTAGTCACCCAGTTGCTGTTATCGAGACTGCCCTGCGCGACCAGCAACGCACCGGTGCTCGAGACCGTCGGGTTGGCGAAGCACGACCAGTTCGCATAGCGATAGTCGGATCCAGCAACGCCCGTATCACGCGACAGGCCGTTAAGATTGGTGCCAGTAGCGACCGAAACCGTGCCGTTGCTTTCTGTGAACCAGAGAGCCTTATTGTTATTGATCGTGTTGTTCGTTGAGAACGGCGCCAGCGAACGAAGAGCCGCACTACCGCCGATCGTGCCGGATGTATAAGCGGAGACGCGAGCGCGAACCCACGTCGTCACGGCCGGGAGAAAGAACGCCGCGCCTGCACTTTGCGTCGACCCGCCGGGCGTAGCATTCGCAATGATTTGCGCCCCGATCGTCACCCACAAACCGTCGGTCCCGGTGGTCGAATCGTTTGATCCTTCGAACTGGATCGTGCTCCCCGACCAGCCGGTGTTCGTGATGTAGCTGACACCCGCATAGCCGGTCGTTTGCACGCTGAAGAGGACGCCAGCGGCGGTCAACGGAGTGACTGTGACAGCACCGCCGTCGATCTCGGCGACGACCTGCGAGCCATCTACCAGCGTTCGGAAGCGCCGATAGGCAAGGCCATCCCAACCGAGATTTGCGACGCCCAACAGGCCGGTTCCGCTAGTTCCGCTGGCGCTGTTGCCGTCGCGCGAATAGAAAAAGCCGGACCCGTTGAAAACCATCGAAGCAGCGCCGAGCGGACGATATGTCCCGGCGACGTCAATGCCTGATGCAACGGACAGATTGATACCATCGGCAAGTGTACCATTGGACCCAAGCAACGGGGCGCCGGCTACCGTTGTACGGATCGGCCGGGTCGCGCCGTTGATATCGATGCCGGCGATGCTGTCGGGATTGCCGACAGGTGCCGCACCAGTTGCAGACGTTCCCTGCACCTGGTCGGCCGATGCGCCGCTCGGCCGCGGCGTGGTGCCCGCGGTCGGACAGATGACGTAGGCCGTTCCGCTCCAGCACATATTCTTGCGCGGCGCGGGGTTGGTGTCGGTGATGGGCAAGCCCGGCTTGAACGTGTCCTGCGCGGCGACAGGCGGCGCCAGAAGCATCACCGCCGCGAGTAGTAGTTTGCGAAGCATCTTCGTCTCCATAGAAAAAGCCGCCGGAGTTTCCCCCGACGGCTTCCCATAACACGACTTGGACCGAGCGTTTAGCTGGTCGGCGCGGTGTTGGTCTTCGGTGCCGCTGCACGACGCCGCGTCGGGGCGGGAGGTGCATCAGCGTCCCCGCTGTCCGTATCGATGTCAGTCGGCGCCGGCGGCGTCTCGGCAACGCGGACGTTGTCGGTGAAGCCCTCTGCGCCACCTTCGACGCGAGCAGCGTCCGGCCATGCGGTCGTGCTGCGCGTAGCGACGACATCGCCGCCGGGGCCCTTGGTATCCTCGCCGGAGAATTCTTCCGACTTGGCGGCGCCGATGTTCTCGATCGAGTTCGGATCCGTACCTTCGCCGGCTTCCTTCTCTTCGTCTTCCTCGACCTTCGACGCTTCGGCCGGATCCTCGATCAGGCCGCGCTCGAATGCGACCTTCGCTTCGGCTTCGGTGAGCTTGGGCGAGTGATGCTTTTCGTCGTCGTGGTTCGGATCGACGTAGATCATCTGACCATCCGTCGGGCTGTTGAACACGCCGAAAGCCTTCGCCTTCGTTGCGATCTTGGGGATCATGCTCCGGCCTTCGCCTGGGAGTTGAGTTGCGTTGACGATCACGATGCGCTCCTTCCTTACGAGAGAGGCCCGGATGTTGCGCGCACCCGGGCCTCGTTTCAACGGATCATAGCATCGATGCTACCATCCATCAGATGGATGCTTACGGCTTCACGCGAGCGCGGGCGAGCGCCTTCGGGAAGATGCAGGCATACAGCGGATATGCGCGCAGGAACGCGTCGACGAACGACGGCATCTGGTCACGCGTATCGGGCTGGATGTAGAGGAACTCGGGCTGACCGGGCTCCGTTGCATCCTGCAGGGTTTCGCCCGAACCCCAGTAGACTTCGAACACGTCCTGCGCACCGACCGGGAAGAAGCGAGCTTCGTTGAACGGTACGGCGATATCGGTCGTCCGGGTGCCCTGGTAGTTGATCCACCGGATACCGGCGAAGTCGACTTCCATCCACATATTCGGAACAACCAGCGGGTTCGCCGCACGCGCTACAGCCTGCGCGTTCATCTGCAGCTTGTAGATCTCGCGGAAGCCCTTGTGCGTCATCAGCTTGGCCCAGAAGCCGTCGCCAACGATCGAGGCGTAATACATGCCCGGGGTGGCGCGACCGCCATCCTGAAGCGCGATCAGGCTCGGACGCAAGAACGTGTCCTGGAAAAACTGCAGCAACTGCTCTTCCGGGATGTTCGGGAAATCGACGTCAATCAGCGCGGGCTGCGACAAGCCGAACAGGTCGAAATAGTCGGCGATGACGCGGGTGCCGTCGGCGTCGAGCAACTTGCCCTGGATCGCGCCGAAGCGGTGAAGCTCCTTCGTATATTCCAGGTTGCTCTTCATCTTGGCGGTGCGCTTGGTGAGGATCTGCTGCGCATTCCGAACGCGGATCGCGTCGGGCAGATTGGTGTTGGCAATACCGACTAGCTCGGCTGCACGGACCGAAGTGACCTGCGCGAGGCGAGTCGTCTTCAGGGCGCGCATCCGGCCGACATCCGGGATGATGCGGATGTCTGGCGTGCCCATCTCGGTCGTCGGGACCAGGCGGATCACGCTGTCTTCCTCGTACAGATGCACGATGTTGCCGACGATCGGCTGTGGCGTGAACAGCGCCATACGCCCGAGCGTCTGGGGGACGTAAGTGGTGGAGCCGGCGACACGCTGCAGGTTCACATACGAGAACGTGTCGTTACGGAGGATGTCGAGAGAGAGGTCCATTTAGTCTTTCCTTGTGCTGTCGGAGGAACCTCCCCGCGACAAAGCCCCTGTGTTGCTACCAGGCGAACCTAGTAGCCGGTGATGATGCCCTGCACTGCCATCTGCGCTTCGATCGCCGTCTTCTGCGCCGCGGTGACCGCGTTCTCGTAGTAGAGCAGGTTCGAATTCAGCGTGGCCTCACGGACCGTTGCCGCACCGCGCTGCGCGACCGTAGCGGCCGGACGACGCGAATAGTTGATGCCCGCAAAGTTCTGCGAGCCATCGGCGGCGGCGGGAGCCAGCGGCACGTAGATGCCGGTAGCCGTGATCTTGCCGAGCACGGTGCCGGGCAAATAGTCCGTAGCCTTCACGCCAAGCATGACCTGCGCGTTGGTACGGTTGTTGTCGAAATTGCCGATGAGATAGGCGCCGTCGCCCATGCCATCGAGCGGGATATTGTCGCGAATTGGCAGTGCCATGTTCAGTCCCTTCTAGAGTTAGCCGCGGCGATCAGTTGCCGGTGCGCGGTAGACCCGGGGCGATATCCGCGCCGAACTTGTTGGTGTTGCCAGCGGCGGTGCCGGCGATGGCCGTATCCCAACCCTTGTCGATGTCCGTCTGCGATGCACCGGTCTCGCCCAAATTCGGGGCGGCACCGACGTCTAGGATCGGCGTGTTCGCAAGCGGGGTCGTCATCGCACCGGGAGCCGGAGCAGGGACCGGCGCTGGCGCGGGCGCAGGTGCCGGCGCAGGTGCAGCGGCCGTCGGCTCCGGGAGCTTGTCGAGGTGAGCGACGATCGCGTCAGCACTGGCGTTCGGATTGTTCGCCAGCATGAACGCGGCCATCGCCGGATGCTTCACGCCGCTTGCGCTGGCGAGCACGGTCGAAGTGCGCGTGCGCTCGGCGGTAGCGGCGTTGACTTCGGCTTCGCGGATTGCATTCTGTGCGTCGGCGACGGTCACGACATCGATCTCGCCGTCTGCGGAAGCTGCAGGAGCGGCAGCAGCCGCCGGCGCGGTCGGAACAACAAGCGCCGGAGCAGCGGCACCCGCGGCGGGGAGCTTGAGCGCGGCGGCAGACAGAAGCTTATGAGACATTGAACAGGCCCTTCGTTAGCGAGCGATACGACGCTCTAGTTTCGCCCACGCTTCGGGCATGGACATAACATCATTTACTAAGCCGATGGCCTTGGCGCGAGGCCCTAGATAATCGTATCCGAGCGTTTGCGCTACAGCCTGTTGTGTGAGGCTCGGCATATACGTCGCGACCCGCTTAACGAAGACGCTCCCGAGATAATCAATCTGGCCCTGGATGCGCTCTTCTTCGGTTTCGTCGAGGGGTTCGACACCGCTCGCCAGCGCCTTGCCGGGAGTCGACCGGAACACGGTAACGTCGATCCCTTCCTCTGTGAGGTGGCGCGAGAGATCGAAATACATCGCCTTCACGCCTATCGATCCGACACCCCCGGTCTCACCACAGAAACCCTTGTCGCACGCGGCGAACAGGAGATACGCCGCGCTGTAGGCGGAGTCTGCGGCGTACGCGTAGATCGGCTTCCCGCCGTTGCGCGCCGACATGGCGTGGATGAAGTCGCCGCACTCGATCATCTCATCGACCAGGCCGCCGCCGCTCTTGAACTTGATGAAGATCCCGCGGCATTCGCTGTCCTCATTGGCGAACAGGATCTGATGCTTGATGTCGTCGTAGCTGGTGACGCCACCGAAGATCCGATCCCAAATGTCGCACGTCGGCACGAGATCCCCGACGACCTCGAGGAGCGCGATGCCGGTCGTCGATATCTGATACGGCCGACTGCGACCCGCGCTGTCAGCGCCGCCGAACCCGCGGATCGATGCGAGCGCGGCCGATGCCTCGACTTCCGGAATCGTCGCCGTACCGCGCACGCGCGACAAGCCTCCGTTCTCGCCGAGTAGTGCGGAGCGGAGCATCATCACCTGGCGATCGTGCATTGCAACTGGTGTGTTGAGGAGCGTGCGCGCCGCCCGGGGGGTGTAGAACGTCATAGCTTACTCCTGGTTGGCCGGAGCCGGCTTCGGCGTGGGCTTGATCTCATCGTCGTCATCGTCCTCTTCGGCCGCCGCGGAGTCTGGCGTGCCCGGCGCCAGCGGGTCGAGGTCGAACCCGCGTTCCTCCGCCTCGAAGCGCTCCTGCTCGATCTGGTCGAACGTCTCGAGATAGTCGCCGCCGTCCATCTCGGCCGCGGCTTGCTGGCGGCTCTTCAGCTTGATCTCGAGCATCGTCTTGATCGCGTTCGCCTCCTTCTGCGGATCGATCCAGCCCATGCCGGGTCCGGTCCACGAACAGGCGGTGTAGGCGGCGCGGTTCTCCTGGAACGGCGGAGCGCCTTCCGGCATCTCGATCCGGCCGCGGGCGATCGCTTCTTCGATGACGGCGGCATAGATCAGGCTCGCAACGTGAGCGGTGAAGAACTTGCGCTGTGTCAGGACGCCGCGCCACACCTCGAGGAGCGCCGCACGGGCCGCGCTGTAGTTGGCATCACTGAAGTTGAGCGAAAGCTGCTCGAAGGAGATCCCGAGCGCGGACGCGAACTCGCGCAGGAAGCCATTGCGGAACGCCGACGGGTCGCCGATGGCGCGGTTGACCGCCGTCATCATGACCTTGTCGCCCGGCGGCATCACGGGGATGCGGACGCCGCCAATCCGGATCTTGGCCTTCTCGTAGTAGCCGAGCTTGCTATCCCACGCCGACACGCCCCCGCCCTGCGGCGCAAGTTGCTCCGCCACCGTCTCCGGCGAAGCCATCGTTTCGATGTAGTTGGACAGCACCTGGTTGACGACGGCCGCGCCGAGATAGGCATCGTCGAACCCGTCAAGCATGCCCGTCTTGCGCATGACCGTCGTGAGGTTGGTCACCCCTCGCATCTGACCGCCGCGAGTCTTCATGAACCAGTGGAAGCCGATCGCGCGCCCCCAGTCGGTTTCGCGCGGAACGTAGACCGGCTTCGAGTCCTCGATCGACGTGATGCCGTCGCTCGGGTGATCCTTCGTCACCCAAAAGCCGACCATGCGCCCGTCCTTATCGAGCTTCTTACCCTCGAAGACATTCGGGTTGCCGACCTGGTCCGCGGGGGTCTGAATGCGATCGGGATCGAGGATCGTGACGTAGGTTGCCCACCGCGCTTTGTAAGCCGCCATACGCGCTTCGTCGTAGTGGATGATCCCTGCACACTCGGCGTCCGGGCCGACGATGTTGCGGAACGCGAGCCACATCAGGCCACCGAAATTGTAGTGCCCCTCCGCGTCCTGGAGTAGGCGCGAATCGTACGCCCAGTTATTGAACTCCCGGGCGCATGCTTGCGCGAACGGCTTCTTCTTTTTCCAACCGTCCTCACCATCATTGAGACCGAGCAGATCCCAGTCCGGTTGCGGGTGGACGCGGAGCGTGGCGCCGACCACCATGTCGGTCTTACGATCGATACCGCCGCGGATGTGTTCGCTGGTCCGCTCGGCATGGCGGCCGGCGCGTACGGAATCGCGGCGAGCGATTTGCCCCTCGCGCTTCGCCGACATCTTCGGCGGGGTGTAGAGCACCTGTCCGGGGAAGGTCTCCATGTTCTTGAACAGGCTGCCACCGCCGCCAAACGAACCGCCCCAAGGCGCTCCGATCCCGCTTACTGTGGAGATCATGGACTCGGTCTCGGCGGCGACGGGCTTGGCGGTCGCGACCCCGAGAGTTAGCGCGGTGCCGCCGTCGACGATCGGCGAGGTAATGTTCATGGGTAACCGATCTCCACTGCGATAGCACCGCCGCCCGTACCACCGATTGCCAGCCCGCGGCGACGGGCTTCAGCGAGCATCTCCCGAAGATCAGCGTCGAGACCCTTCATCGAGTCAGCGACAGCCGCGAATTCGAGCAAGCGCCCCTCGCCCTGGATCTTGCGAACGATCTGCGCAGGATTGCCGCCGCGCACTTCGCGTCGGGCGGAAGCATACTGTTTAATCTCCGCGATCAACCCGTCGTCGTCGAAGAATTCGGGGCCCCACAAGTTCATCGTTCAAGTTCCCCAGATATGCCGGCGTTGATGGCGGCCAGACGGTCGAACGGATTTACCGCGTCCACCGGCTCATTGTCGATGCCCTGCCCCTTCGGGCGTGGATCCGCCCACTCCGGCAGGTTCTGGTTGTCGCTCCAAAGCTCGGGCCGGTCAGGCTTCAGCGTTTCGCGCGCGACCTCGCACATGACCCAGGCATCCCACGTTTCGTTGTCGCGGTGCATCTTGCGCCAGTCGCCGTTCGTCAGGCGTTCCGAGACCAGCTCACGTGCGTACCTTTTCGAGATCGTGGCGGGCAGGTGCATGCGGCCCGGGCCCGGCGTCTCGACCTTCATGCGGCGAGAGATCATCCGCTTGATCTCATGCACGTTCGGATAGCGCTCGAAGATCTTGATCGTGCGCTGCTTGCCGACGTCGTCGACCTCGACCGGCATAGGCTTGCCGTAGAGCGGGGCCTTCTTCGAAGATGCGCCGTGGACTAGCTGCACGCGGTAGCCGGGGATGACGCGCTTCGTGCCGCCGGGCTTGCGCGCCATCAGGTTCGACAGCCATGCTCGAGCATTGGCGGTCACGCCTGGCACACCCACGCCGTCGACCATCGTGCGCGCGATCGGCATGAACAGAGACTGCTCGCCGCGCGCCAGCCGCTCCGGATTGCTTGCGAGCGGATACGACTTGGTCAGCACCGCCTCTTCGATGATATCCCAGTCGGACAGCTTGCCGCCGGGATCTATGTTGTCGAACGCGCCGTGCTCGCCGAACCGCGGCCACTGCTTGATTGCGTACGCGTCGATGAGCCACGACTGCTTGCCGAGATCCCACCCGATGACGCGCACCTCGAATCGATCGCCCTGGACGTCGACGAACGCGGTCAGGAACTTCACGCCGGACGGCACGGTCTTGAGTTCGTAGCGCGAGGAGAGGCGAGCCTGGATCGTTTTGAACCCTTCGACGATCTCGTCTTCCTTGGCGCCGAAATACGTCTCGCCCAATTTCTTCACGATGGCTTCGCGAAGCTGCACGTCGTTCCCGGTGTCGTCGAACGCCAGCGTGCCGGCGGCCCAGTCGCGCGCGGTTTCGCCGAGCTTCACGAACGGCGCCATGAACGCGTGAATGACGAAGCCCATGATGGTCGACATCCGCGCCGTGCCTTCCACGGTGCCGTCGGGCATCAGACGTTGATGCGGCTGTAGCCACATGCCGCCCGCCATCAGTTCCTTGCGCTGGTCGGCGTCGAATCGTGCCTTGCACTGGTCGTGCGGGCAGATGAGGCGAACTTCCTTCGCAACCATCTCGAGGAAGTCGAGGCGCTCCATACCTTCGGCCATCCCCATCAGCGCGGGGACGTTCCACGACAGGCGCTTGCCGGTCTCTTCGGCCTCCTGCGCCGGCGACATCGAATTCTTGCAGTGCGGGCAGTTGACCCACCACAGGTGAAGGAGCGAGTCCTTCAGATGCTTGTCGATGCCGCCGTCCGGCCCGGCGTCCGCGTGACTGGCGAGGAACGCCTTCGCCGCCGAACCGAACTCTTCCTGGCGGGAGGTGAGCAGCGTCGGCGCGGCGTCGCGCGCCTTCGGCGTCCACGCATCGATTTCATCCCCGACGATCAGCGGCGCGGCCTTCATGCGCAGCGCGCGCATCGTGGCAGGGCGGTAGAAAATCTTCGACCGACCGATGTCGCGGCGCTTACGGCCGGACTTGCGGTCGCCCCAATTTACCTTTTCGTTCACTTCGGGATGAATGCGCAGCATCTCTTCGCCGCGTTCGTCGATGTAATCGTTGAGGCTGTCTTCGTCCTGCGCGAACCAGAGGACGTTCGTTGCCGGGCCGTAGGTCCACCGCTTCAGTGCGAAGTTCTCGGCGGCTACGGTCTTACCGGATCGGGTGTTGCCCTTGACCAGGACCAGCCGGACCATCGGGTGATCCAGGGCATCCATGATGCCGTCCGAATACGGGGTCTTCGCCGCGTCGTATTTGAACGGCTCGCCGCCCTGGTTGACCATCATGCGCTTGGTGCGCGCATATTCCTTGGTCGTAATCGTCTGGACAGGCAGTGCCATATCCAGACGAGAGGCGAATGCGCTACGTGCGCTTCCGTCGTGAGCGTGGTTTCCGAGCGCTATCATGCGCTCTTCCAGGAGATCCGGCGAGAACATCGGCGTCGAGCAATAGCTTCAACCGCTTATGGAAGCCAAGCAGCGCTTCAGATCCGTTCGTATCGATCACCGCGCGCAGGGCAGGATCGAGCAATCCGTTCGGATCGATCTTGTTCGACAGGCCCGCCATAAATTCGGAAAGCTCGCTGAATACCTCGCCGGCGGTCTGCGACACCTCGCTCGCGTGGATGTAGAGGCGTTGGTTGCGCTCGCGCTCCTCGATCTCCGTTGCCATGCGATTGAGGATCTGCAGTTCGCGCGCGGGCAGGGCGTTCGATGCGGTCTCATCCATCCGGTCTTTGACCAGGTTGCCCAAGATGGCGTTCGTCCGCTTCGCCCGATCGTCAGCGATCGCGTCGTTCCGCTTCTCGTAGTTGAGCATTGCCTGCAGAGCGGCGCGCGCCGGGTAGGTATGCACCGTCCCCTGCAGGACCGGCGCGGGCATGCCGGTCATCTGTTTCTTCGCTGTGACGAACGGGCCCTTCGTCGTCCCGTAGATGAAGGCGAGATCCTCCAGCGTAATCATGTCGTTCGGCTTTGCCCGCTTCAGGGCCGCCGCGATGTCGCTCCGACGATTCGGGTTGGGTGACGCGCCCACGTCAGGACTCCGGCAACGCCAGATCGATCAGCTTCGTGAGCTTGTCGCGCTCGATCTTCAGCTTCTCGGCCTTCGGCTCGACATCGTCGCACACCCACGCGAGGAGCAACCGGCCGTCAGTCACGCGCTTGCGGGCACGCGACAACGCGTCGAGCACCAACGCGCCGGGGAAGTCAGCCAACTCTTGCGTCACGAGATGTACGAACTCATCGCGGCCCGCCTGTCGCCAATTCTGGCCGATGATGCCGACCATTCGCCCAAGCTCGATCGCGATCAACTCCGGATTGGCGGGGAGCATATCCGTCAGGATCGATTCCAGCGCGACAGGCAGTTCGTCGAGCAACGCCGGGGTGATGGCTTGCCGAACTTCGTCCTCATCCTCGCGATTGCCCAGCAGCCCGAAGGCGTATGATCGCAGCACGCGCAGCCTGCTCTCCGCCCCCAAATTGGCGTCCGGTACGAGGGTCGCTGGTACGGATGTTGTCGAGTTCATTGGTGGCGGCCTTTTCGAGGGTGCGGGCGAAAAACTTCGGGCGGAGCATGGTATCAATTTCGAGGGCGAAGGCTGTCGGGTAATCCCTAGTTGGTTCCGCCTCGCCCCGAAGGAAGCGGTCGCCCCGAACGGCCGCGAAGATCATGTCCCAGATCTGGTAGGCGTCAACGGTCCCGCCCCATGCGCGAACGCCCTCCTGCGCCCGCTTCGCTACGCCCTTGCGGCGACTGTCGTTCCAAACCCGGATGCCAACCGTGCGCGGATACTCGGCGACCAGCTTCTTCCACTCGGAGTCGACGTATTCGATGATCGACGGTTTCGACTCGATCACCATAGGAAGATTGCTATCGAACAAGTCATCAGGGGGTGTCTCTTCCGAAGGAAGAGAGGGGTTAGGTTCATTGGGATAGGTTCTTAATTTAGTAGGTTCTGTTAGCTCACGAGTGAACTCACCCCCCAGTTCAGATTGAGCTATGGGTAAGCTCATCCCTGCACCATACCCCGGATCAGGTTGAGCTATGCCCTCCGGCTCGATGATTACGAACTCCTTCGGCATCACGGCGCGGTTGCGAACTTGGATCCGATACCGGTTGACCGTCTTGCTGTTCGTGCGTGTGTCGAACTGTCCGATGACCTTGACGTAGCCCTCATCGACCAGTTCCTGCAGGTGACGCTTGACCGTTGCCACGCTGATTTCGCAGTCGTTCGCGATCAGCTTTTGGCTCGGCCAGACGTCGAAGTCGTCGCGCTCATTGTTCACGCGGTCGCATAGCTTCAAGAGCAGCTTCCACGCCGTCGGGGTCAGGCCGCGAGCCTTCATCGCCCAGACGATTGCCTCCATCGACCGGTTCATGCTTCACCTACGACGATCGGTGCCACCAGGAGCGCGCTACGGGCATCCCGATCTCCATTGACGCCGCCCCAGAAGTATTCGCCTGTCGCAACGATAAACGCGTCATCGCCGTATTCAGATCGGAAGCCGAGCGTCGCGCCATATTGGAACAGGCCCGGCGGGCATGCTGCGAGCGTTTTCAGCCTGCTCTTCTCGTAGAGCACATTCTTCGATTTTCTCACGTCGTTCCCTTTCTGTTGCGGGAGCGACTCGGAACGGTTACATCGTTCGCGAGCGTGCAGGCTCCCTAGTTGAGACCCCGTCCGGCATCAGCACCGGGCGGGGTTTTGCTTTTACATCAGCAGCGGGTCGTCCGAGCCGATATCCAGCACCGTCGCTTCGCGGATTGCGTAGTACGCACCGAAGAAATTCACCGTCTTGGTCTTGTTGCGACCGTGGCGGTTTTTCGCACCGATGAGATCCGCCTTCCCGCGGGCGATATTCATCTCCACCTCCCATGCTTCGTGCAGGTCGGCGCCCTTCGCATCCTTGTCTCCCTTCTTCGGTTCGGATTGCTCCAGGTAGTATTCGTCCCGGTAGATGAACGTGACCGAGTCGGCATCCTGCTCCAGGTTCCCGGACTCCTTCAAGT